TTATTACAGTTGCAAATATACAGACTTTAGTTAAACATACTGCTGAACTTGCCAAAGAGTTCGGAACAGTAATATTAGATGAAGCACACCATTGTCCTGCAACAACATTTGCAGCAACAGTTGATAGTTTTCATGCTCGTTATAGGCTAGCCCTTAGCGGTACTATGATACGAAAAGACGGTAAACATATTTTATTTAAAGACTACTTTGGTACAACAGTACTAAAGCCTCCAGTATCTAATACTATACCGCCTACTATCCATATGGTTAAAAGTGGAATAACACTTAAACCAAATGTTACTTGGGTAGATAAGATTACAAATCTTACCCAAGACGATAAGTACAGACAATTTATTGCAGATATAGCTAAGTTGCACGTTGCTGAAGGGCATAGTGTTTTAGTTATTGCTGACCGAGTAGAATTCTTAGAGAAAGTAAAAGAGTATGTTGGTGAAACGTGTTTGTTGGTTACTGGGGGAACCAGTTTTGAAGATAGACAGCAAGCCAAGGCCCAAATCCTTGCCAAAGAAAAAATGTGCATTGCTGGTAGCAGGCAAATATTTTCAGAGGGAATTTCAATCAACATCCTTAGTTGCGTAATTTTAGCAGTTCCTATGTCAAATGATAGTTTACTAGAACAAATTGCTGGTAGGATTATGCGAATGCATGACGGTAAACTAGACCCGATTATAGTAGACATTCAATTTGCTGGATACGCCGATAAAAAGCAAAATACAGATAGGTTAGGGCTTTATCTCCGCAAAGGCTGGAAAGTGTTAGCGTAGATAAAATTTCACTTGTCAAATGATATCTAAAATGGTATAATATTTATTAAGTTTCAGTATATGACCCTTTTCTTCAACCTTGGATTGCTTGAGTCCGAAACACAATGCGACTCCGTAAAACTAGTTGAAACTTTAAGATTGCATTTTATTAGAAAATCTATTCCTAAAAACAAATACAGTAAAATCAAACCGATTTTTAACTTAAAAGGTAATAGTTTTCTAATAAACCCTGCTCGATTATTTACTGATACCAGCACAGATATTGTACACAAAGCACAATACATAAGATTAGCGGGGCGTAGAAATTACGCCATATATAAACATTACGGTTACACATATCTAGACCTATCTTTTTATTCAGATATTGACTTAAACGCAATAAAATCAAATCCGCTACTAAAAATAACAGAAAACAAAATTAACTTCAAATACGAGGAAAAATAAAAATGGCACTTAGTTTTAAAAATACCAAAGGTAAAGCACAATCAAACAAAGTCGAATCTTACGAATACAAAGATGGCGAAAATACAGTCCGCTTAATTGGCGGAGTTCTTCCACGATATATTTATTGGCTGAAAGGCACTAATAACAAAGATATTCCAGTTGAATGTTTGGCATTTAGTCGTGAAAAGGAAAAGTTTGATAATATTGAAAAAGATCATGTTAGCGAGTACTTTCCAGAAGCAAAATGCTCTTGGAGCTATTCTGTAAATTGTATCGACCCTAAGTCGCAGAAAGTTGTTGCTTTAAATCTCAAAAAGAAACTGTTCGAGCAAATCGTTACAGCGGCTGAAGATTTAGGAGACCCTACTGACCATGATACAGGTTGGGATGTTGTGTTTAAGCGTGTAAAGACAGGCCCCCTGCCTTTTAATGTTGAATATACACTGCAAGTTTTGCGTTGCAAAGCCCGCCCATTAACTGACGAAGAGCGTGCTATGGCTAATGCTGCTAAGAATATTGATGAGAAATTTCCTCGTCCTACCGAAGCAGATGTAAAAGCCTTGTTGGAGAAAATTACTACCAACACTGAAGAAGACGGCGAAGCCCCTTCTTCTGAGCAAGAAGCAGTCAAAGAACTTGGTTAAAAACTTAAGCCCGCTAAACGAAATGCTTAGCGGGCTTTTCTGTCTCATAAGGCAATATGAAAGTATTATTTACAGCTGACGTCCATATCAAATTGGGTCAGAAAAACGTACCTATTGAGTGGGCAAAGAATAGGTTTAATATGCTCTGGCGTCAACTAGAAGCTATTCAAGAAGAGTGTGATCTTTTTGTTATTGGTGGAGATGTTTTTGACAAACTTCCTAATATGGAAGAACTAGAGACGTATTTTGATTTAGTTAACTCTTGTAAGATTCCAACAATTATTTATGCTGGAAATCATGAGGCTGTTAAGAAAGATACAACCTTTTTAACAAACTTAAAGCAAGTTACTAACAGACTAAATCCGCAAGTAGAGATTATTGATGACTACTGCAAAATAGAAAATATGGATTTTATACCATATAATAAATTAAAAGAATTTGAAAAGAATCCTTTTGAAATTCGTGGAAACATTTGCTTTACTCACGTTCGCGGTGAGATTCCACCCCATGTAAAGCCTGAAATGGATTTAGAGTTATTTGCTAGCTATGACGTTGTTTTAGCAGGTGACTTGCACAGTTATGAAAACTCGCAAAAAAATATTATCTATCCTGGAAGTCCCGTTACTACTAGCTTTCATCGGGGGAATGTGGCTACTGGTGTTGTTTTACTGGATACCGATAGTCTAGAACATGAGTGGCGCAAGCTAGAGTTGCCGCAACTTATTCGCAAAACAGTAGCCGTACACGACCCCAAACCTCAAACTGACTATGATCATACAATCTATCAAGTTGAAGGTGATATGCAAGAACTTGGCGAATTAGAAGATTCAGATTTAATTGATCGCAAAGTAATTAAACGAGACACAGACTCAGCACTAATCCTAGACAAAGAAATGTCTATGTCAGAAGAAATTCGTGAGTATCTTGCATACATTCTAGAGTTGCCAGAAGATACTATTGAAAACGTACTAAAGGAGTTCCAAAACCATGCAGACAAAATTGAAACTGAATAGAGCAGAAGTTTGGTCGCAAGAAAATTGTCCTGCCTGTCAAGAAGCTAAACGCTTACTTACTTCATATGCTATTGAATATGATGAATGTATGATTGGTATGGGCACATACACTAAAAAAGATTTAATTGAAAAAGTACCTAATGCCCGAAGCGTTCCACAAGTTTTTATTGGTGGTGAGTATATAGGCGGGTTACCAGAACTAAAAAAGAGACTACTCGTAAATGATAACTATAAAACAACTACGATGGGCTAATGCCTTTAGCTACGGAAAAGATAATAAGATTGATTTTATTTCAGCTCCACTTACACAATTAGTAGGGCGTAATGGGCACGGTAAAAGTTCTATTGCCCTTATTCTAGAAGAAGTATTATTTAATAAAAATTCAAAAGGTATTAAGAAAGCAGATATCCTTAACCGACACATTAAAGATAAGTCGTATAGTATTGAACTAGACTTTAATCGAGATGATGTAGACTATACAATTAAGTCTAGTCGCGGCACTGCACAAATAGTAAAACTATTTAAAGAAGGTGTAGACATAAGTGCACATACGGCAACAGCAACATATAAAATGATCGAAGATATTTTAGGCTTCGATCATAAAAGCTTTGCACAAATTGTTTATCAGTCAAATGCATCTAGTCTAGAGTTCTTAACTGCACCTGATACTGCTCGTAAAAAGTTTCTTATTGAAATCCTTAATTTAGGTAAGTATACCCGTGCTGCTGAGGTATTTAAAGAAGTAAGTACCCAACTTACAAAAGATATTACAGCCGTACAATCACAAGTAAATACTGTGGCAAGCTGGTTAAATAAATATGAGAAAACCGATTTAACACTAAAAGAAATTATTGCAAGTCCTGAGTTAAATACTGTGATAATAACAGAAGCTGCTACGCTAGATTCTAGCATAAACAGTATTGAGTCTACTAATAAAAAGATTTCTCAAAACAATACTTACAAGCAGCTACAGTCAAAGATTAAATTACTGCCAATTCCTGAAAAGCCTGAAGAAGGCGTAGAAAGCTATCAAGCAGAAGTAGCAAAACTATCTAAAACAGTTAGTGATGCTCAAGCTTTTGTTTTAAAAATGAAAGCACTACACGGAACCTGCCCTACTTGTTTATCAGATATTGACGAAGAAAAAGTAGCTGAATTAATTGAAGAAAAAACTGGAGAAGCTGAAATAGCTGCTGTAGAAACTATGAGTTATACTCAAAAAATAGTTCAAATTAAACAACAGAAAACAGCTTGGCAAGAAGCTCAAAAATCTCAAGAAGATTGGGAAAAGTATCATGCTTTAATTGATACAGAGTTACCAGAGATATTACTAGACAAACAAACCCTACAACAACAGTTTACAGAATTACAAAATTCAATTGCTGCTACTAAACGTAAAATTGTTGAAGCAGAGCAATATAATAAAGAAGTAACTGCACACAACACTAAAGTAGATTTAGTATCAAAACAATTGGTTGAAATGAACCAAGAACTAGAAACTTATAGTGGTAAATTGCATGAGTTAAGCGAAAGAATGAGTATTTTAAATGTTTTAACAAAAACATTTAGTACAACAGGTTTAGTAGCCTATAAAATTGAGAGTTTAGTAAAAGACTTAGAAGAAATTACAAATAAATATTTGGTTGATCTAAGTGATGGAAGATTTCAAATTGGTTTCAAAATTAGTGCTAGCGACAAATTAAATGTTGTTATTACTGATAATGGAAAAGATATTGAAATACTGGCTCTTAGTGGTGGTGAGAAAGCAAGAGTTAATGTAGCTACTTTATTAGCTATTAGAAAATTAATGCAAACATTATCCAGTTCTAGAATCAATCTATTAATACTGGATGAAACTGTGGAAACACTCGATACTGACGGAAAAGAAAAGTTAGTAGAAGTGCTACTACAAGAAGAACATTTAAATACATTCTTAGTAAGTCATGGCTTCAGCCATCCACTACTAGAAAAAATTAATGTTATTAAACGTAACAACATATCCAAAATAGAGGTATAATATGATTTTAGAAGAAATTGACGGAGACGTAAAAGTCGTCCTTAACGGAAAAACCCTAGCAATAGGTGATACTATTGAAGATAACCAGTATCCTTTTGTTGGTGTATCAGGTAAAGGTAAAGCTGTTTTCCGAGTAGACCCTAGTTGCACTGTTGAGTGTAAAGGCGTAGAAATTATTGTTGAAACTGATTCACCTGCAGCAGTAGTTGAAAAAGTTGTTGTTAAAACAGTATCCAAAACTGTTATACCACCTGCTGAACCAACACCTGCTGAACCAACACCTGCTGAATCAGCACCTGAGGCATAATATGGCAACAGAATTCCAAATTAAAATTACAGCTATAGCTACTAGTACAATCTATGATTTAGCTGGAGTAATAAAACGTGTTGACTTTGTAGTTCGTGGAACAAAAGAAAATCATGTATATGAAATACCAGAAAGCGTTAGTTTAGCAAATCCATCTCCAGATACTTTTAAAGTACTATCTAGCGTAGTTGAGGCCGATGTTATTGACTGGGTTTCTAATAATTACGATAACTTACCTAGTACAAAAGCTCACGTAGAATATATGTTAGATAAACAGATATCTCAAGGTGAGTTAATACCTACACCAATGCCTTGGACTACTGAGTAATGGCAGTAGATCCTAGGGCTAAAGGCGCTAGAACAGAGACCACAGTACGTGATTTGTTAAAAAAGCATACTGGTTTAGCTTGGGAAAGAGTACCTGGATCAGGTGCTCTTGACCCTAAACATCAGCTTAAGGGCGATTTATACGTTCCTGGGCGAACCAACCTTTGGTGTGTAGAAGTTAAAGGCTATGCGGAAGATCACCTTACTTCACACTTACTAACATCCAAGACTCCGCAACTAGTAGAATTCTGGCAACAGACTACTCGTCAAGGCACTCAAGTAAACAAAAAACCTTTGCTGATTTTTAAATTTGATCGCAGCAAAGTATTTGTTGCTTTTGATGAAATGCCTAACTCACAAAACTATCGTTGTTTATACTATAACCACGAAGACCACGAATTCTATGCTGCATTGCTAGAAGATTGGTTAAAGTGGGAGCAACCAGTATTTGTAACTTGACAAAACAACTTAACAGTGGTATAATAACAGATTAACACGCAAACTATATGTCAAAAACATTCTCAAAAATTACCGAATCAAACAATACTCTGTTAGTTGTTGACTCTCTTAATCTTGCATTTCGCTATAAACATAGTGGTGCAACAGATTTTGCAGAGGACTACTTACGCACAGTTCAAAGTCTTAAAAAATCATATAAAGCAAGTCATGTGATTATTGCTGGCGATATGGGCTCATCAAGCTATCGCAAAGCTATTTATCCTGAGTACAAACAAAATCGTAAAGATAAATTTGCGGAACAAACAGACGCTGAAAAAGCAGCTTTTGAATTGTTCTTTGAAGACTTTACCAAAACACTAGAACATATTGCTGAAACTACTGAGTTTCCAATTTTACGCTTTCAAGGCGTTGAGGCGGATGACATTGCAGCATATATTGTATCAAAAAAATCAAAACTCCCTATTGATGATATCTGGCTAGTTAGTTCAGATAAAGACTGGGATTTATTAGTTCAACCTAACGTATCAAGATTCTCTTATGTTACACGCAAAGAAGTTACAGTCGATAACTGGAATGACCATTATGACTTTAATCCCGAAGATTACATTAGTATTAAGTGCCTTACTGGTGATACTGGTGATAATGTTTTTGGCGTGCCTGGCATTGGACCTAAACGAGCAGTCGGCTTGGTTAATGAATATGGCAGTACCTATGACATTATTGCAAGCATCCCTCTTTCAGGTAAATATAAATACATCCAAGCCCTAAATGAATGTAAAGATACATTAGCATTAAACTATAAATTAATGGATTTAGTCACCTTTTGCGAAGAAGCAATCGGTACTGAAAATTGCAAACAAATTGACGAAACCTTAGAGCTATATTTAAAATGAACGGAACAACAACTATTTCAAACGGTACTTACAATGTAAATACCATGAGCTATACGCAACTAGAGTGTATGCTAAAGCCAGGAGCTCAGCTTCCTTATCGTGCACATCCCACAGATGCTGGAGCAGATTTAATGAGCAACGAAGATTTGGAAATTTATCCAAACGAGCAAAAACTTGTTGATACGGGTATAGCGATTAAAATTCCACAAGGCTTCGCAGGCTTTGTGTATAATAGAAGCTCTCAAGGAAAAAAGGGAATTACTATCCCTCACAGCGTAGGCGTGATAGATAGTGGTTATCGTGACACAATTAAAGTTTTGTTAAAAAATATCGGTGATGACCCTTATAAAATTACAACTGGTGATAGAATTGCCCAGTTGGTTATTCAGAAGGTTGAACTAGTAGGCTTTAAAGATATTTGGAACGACTCTACCCGAGGCACAGGAGGCTTCGGTTCAACAGGAACATAAGGAAATCATGGCATTTAGCACAAGAGCGCAAGTAATAACACGTCGTACATATAATAGACCAACTTCAGACGACGGAAAACAATTTGAAACGTGGCAAGAAACAGTAGCCCGAGTTATTGATCACCAAGAATGGTTGTGGCAACGCGCTGCTAAGCGAGATCTAACAGATGTAGAATATTCAGAACTTTATGATCTTGAACAGCTGATGCTGGATCGTAAAGTAGCTATGAGTGGTCGTACTCTTTGGTTAGGCGGCACTGATGTAGCTAAAACTCGTGAAGCTTCACAATTTAATTGCAGCTTTACTCATGTAGAGACTGTATATGATGTAGTAGACTGCTTATGGCTTTTACTGCAAGGATGCGGAGTAGGATTTAAACCAATTGTTGGTACTTTAAATGGTTTTTCAAAGCCGATTAAAAATATCCGTGTAGTACGTAGTACTCGCACAGCCAAAGGTGGAAATGAGCACAATACTGAAACATTTGATCAAGAAACTAAAACGTGGACTATTCAAGTTGGGGATTCTGCAGAAGCCTGGGCAAAATCTATCGGTAAGCTTATTGCTGGTAAGTACGCTGCTGATAGTCTCGTACTCGACTTTAGTCAGCTACGCCCTGCTGGGGAAAGGTTAAAAGGCTATGGATGGATTTCAAGTGGAGACACTGCTATATCAACTGCATATGTGGCTATTGCAAACATCCTTAATGGGCGCGCTGATAGTTTACTTACTAGGATGGATATTCTCGACATTGTTAATCATCTTGGCACTATTCTTAGCAGTCGCCGTAGTGCAGAAATTGCTTTGTTCGACTATGGACAACCCGAATGGGAAGAATTTGCTGTAGCTAAAAAAGACTGGTGGTTGTACAATAACTCACACCGCCAACAATCTAACAATTCACTAGTATTTAAAGAAAAACCGCTAAAAGCTGACTTGCAAAAGATTTTTGATCTAATGCTAGAAGCAGGCGGTTCAGAACCAGGATTTATCAATGAAGTTGAAGCTCTCCGTCGCGCTCCATGGTTCAAAGGTGCAAACCCTTGCGTGGAAATCTTACTCGGTAATAAATCATTTTGTAATCTTACCGAAACAGACATTGCTAAATTTAAAGGCGATACCGCTGGACTTCACAACGCCATCAGGCTTGCAGCTCGCGCTAACTATCGCCAAACTTGTGTAAACTTACAAGACGGGATTTTACAAGAATCTTGGCACTTAAATAACTACTTTATGCGTTTGTGCGGAGTTGGTTTAACAGGTATTGCTAAACGCCCTGATATGAATGGTTACGACTATGAGTATTTGAAGCGTACTGCAACTGGTGCTGCTATTGGCATGGCTCAAGAACTAGATTTACCTAGTCCCAAGAATATTACTTGTGTTAAGCCTAGTGGAACATTGTCCAAGATTATGGATACCACAGAAGGAATTCACAAGCCTCTAGGAAAGTATATTTTTAATAATGTTCAATTTAGTAAATTTGACCCTATTGTTGAAGTACTGCGCGATGCTAATTATAACGTTGTTAATCACCCCACTGATGATAGCGGTGTACTTATTACATTCCCTGTTGAGTGGATTGATGTTCCTTTCCATAAAGTTAATGGAAAAGAAGTCAACCTTGACACAGCAATCGAACAACTCGAAAAGTATAAGTTAATCCAAACTTCATGGACTCAGCAAAACACCTCAGTAACAATTAGCTATGATCCTAGTGAAGTCCCTGCAATTATTGACTGGTTATTAGATAACTGGGATTGTTATGTAGGTGTTTCATTCATCTATCGTACTGATCCTACTAAAACAGCTAAAGATCTCGGATACTTATACTTACCACAAGAAGTTGTGGATGAGCAAACATTCCGTAATTATGTTCAACAATTAAGCCCAGTAAGCCTAGAAAATGCCAATAGTTTTGATGAAATTATGGGCGAAGAATGTTCAACGGGAAGTTGTCCTATCCGATAAGATAGTAAAAATCTTGTATTGCAATTATTGTGCTTATGGTATATAATATAAGTATATTATTAAAATAGGCGCAATAATTCATGATATCAGGAATATATTTATTACGATTTAAAGATGGTTCTGTGTATGTAGGACAGTCAAGAGATATATACAGAAGGTATACTACCCACTGTAATAAACTTGAGAAGGGTACCCACTCTAACTCTAAAGTATCTTCTGCATACTCTAAGTACGGAAAGCCTGTCTTAGAAGTCCTATTAGAATGTGCTACCAGCACTTTAGATATTAATGAAAAAGAAGCAATACAAATATATGATTCTATCAATAATGGTCTAAATATTGCACCTGCTGGAGGAGAGTTTCCTATATTAAATGGAGAATCTAACGGGTTTTCAAGGTATTCTGATAGTGAAATTATATCTGCTATGGAGTACTTAGCCAATAATTTAAACCAGCCCTTAAAAGTATCTGCAGACATACTAGGTATTAACTATTCCACTATTAAGAATATATCAAATGGTACATCTCACAGATGGTTATCACAAAAGATTCCTGATACATATAATAAAGTACTATCTCATAAAGGCAAGCGTATAATTAATACTAGTGGTAGTAAAGGTAGATCATATACAGCTATATCACCAACAGGAATAATATACACTAATATAACAAATATAACTACTTTTGCTAAAGAACATGGATTAAATCGTGGAGCTTTAGGTGAAGTAGTACGAGGAAATGCTCATCAACACAAAGGCTGGACCTCTATTCCCAATCCCTTAATTTAATAAAAAATATGGAACCACAAAAAGATTTTATTTTAACACTAACTTTAACTGTAGAAGAAGCAAATACAATTTTAGCGGGACTACAAGAACTACCTGCTAAAGTTTCTAACCCACTAACTAATAAGTTAGTAAGACAAGCACAGGAACAGCTTGCCAAAGAGCAAGTACCCGAAGAGTAAGCAAAATAAAAGCCCCCAAGTTTAATAGCTTGGGGGCTTTTTCTTTTGGAACAGAATTTTATAGTAACGTGCATTTTGACTCCTGTAACCAGAAAATTAAGGTTGTTGTGACATATCAATCATGTTATAATAGTTACGGTTAATAAACTTTAAAGGAATAAATTATGAGAACATATTGGGTATATAAGTACAATAAAACGCCTGAAAGCGATACTATAGAATACAATGATGAAGCTACTATGGTTGAAAATAATCTAAGAACCATGAGACGGGCTATAGAAAGTATAGATGAAGTAATCAACAATAAAGACAATGTACCTGAATGGGTACAGGAAAAAATTGCTGTAACTAAGTCAATGCTGGTTAGTGTATCGGAGTATATGCAATCAAAACAACGTAGTAAAAAAGAGCTATATTGATTTTATGGTTTAGTGGATTGTTATTGGCGGAACATAATTTCTTAGTTACTTGCATTTTAATTCCTGTAGCCAGAAAATTAAGGTTGCTGTCATATATCAAACATGCTATAATATTCACAGTTGCCAAGGTTTTGGTAACTGCGCGTGATACGCAGTATCATTTCTGCTTTAAAAGGAAGTTGTATGGCAGATGAGACTGGCGTACCAGAATTAAATTCAACAAATAATGTTGGGTATGATATGAGTGCGCTTCAAACTAAAATTGATCAAGCTAATAACTACTATTCAAAAGTTATGAGTGAGATTACAAAACTAAAGGATAAAAACATGGCAGAAATTATGACTCCCGGTATGATTATGGGTGGTAACGGTGATGGTGGTATGGGCATTGGCGGTGGATTAATCGGTGGATTGATCTTGGGCAGTTTGCTGCGTAACAACGGAAATTTGTTGGGCGGTGACGGAGCAGGTGCAGCAGCAGGTGCAGTTCTTCGCAGTCCTCCAGAACAAGTACAAGCAAATATGAGTTTAATGGCAGCTATTGGTGCCGTTGATAAGTCAGTTGCAGTATCAACAACAGCATTTGAAGCATCACAAGCTGCTCAAAGTTTAGGTTTAACAAATCAGTTTAACAATACTACTGCTGCTTTGTCAGCACAGTTAATGACGCTTCAAAGAGAAGTAATGGAAAACCGTTATGAACTGTCTAAAGACATTACAGCAGATGGTGCAGCAACTCGTGCTTTAATTGTATCACAATACGAAAATACATTAAACCGTCAACTTGGTGATGCAAACGCTGAAATTATTGCATTAAAAAATCGTTCAGCGCTTGATGCAGCTACTAGCGGTATTACTCTTACAAATACCAATAACATCAATCAGATGCAACAACAGTCACAACAACAACAACAGTACGCACATTTGGCAAACTTGATCTATGGGTTAGGTCAAAACATCACAAATGGTGCAATTAATGTTGGAAGTGGTACACTTACTGCTAACCCAGTTAACACAAATACTAGCATCCGTTAATATTTAATGTGTTTAATAAGCCCCGCAGCCACAAGTTGTGGGGCTTTTTATTTTAAGGAATAAATATGGATCAAAGACAAAGACAAAGTATGCCTTTTGGTTGGCCTATGGCTCCATTTATACCTGCCATAATGCCTGCTCCTATAGTGCCTTTTTGTCCTCCTGTGTTAGATGATTGTGACTTAGTTATTAACAGTAACATTATAGGACCTCCTGGACCTCCTGGACCTCCTGGACCTCCTGGACCTCAAGGTGAACCAGGACCCCAAGGCCCTGCTGGCAGTTTAGCAGATGTTCCTGTTACACTAATAGACGAAGCAACATATATTCCAGATTTAACAGAATATTTTTTAGGTGTTATTTATGATGGTTCGGTTACGATTACTTTACCTGCGGGTACTCTGGGCAAAGTTTATGTTGTCAAAGATGCTGTTGGAGACGCTAACACGAATCCGATTACTGTGGTAGCTACTGGTTCGACTATTGATAGTTTAACCAATTATGTATTAAACACAGATTGGGGATCTATTAGTTTAATTTACAACGGTATAGAATGGAACGTAGTATGAGCTATAATCAACCTTTGGCTTCAACTACTGATTATGGTGCTGTAAAAGTTGGCGGTGGTTTAAGTGTTACAGATGGCGTTATTAGCGCAGGAAGTGGCTTGCTTAACTATGGGTTTTATAGCAATGGCACGCAAACGAATCCAGTTGCAAATCAAGTTAACATAGGCACATTTAGTACTACAGGACCTAACAACGGTGTTACACTAATAGGTAATAACATTTTACGAGTAACCAATGCTGGCGTGTACACAGTGCTATTTACTACCACAATGGCAAAAACCAGTGGCGGTACTAGCGCAATGAGTATTTGGTTACGATATAATGGAGTAGATGTACCTGGCTCGCGCCAAGACTTAGAGTTAATAAATACTTTATCAATAATATTTACCAGTGGCAATTTTACTTTGCCAATGGCTGCTAACAGTGACTTACAGTTTTGTTGGTCTAGTGCAGATACAACAGTAAATCTCAGTGCATTACCTGCGGCAATAAATCCTATACGACCCCCAGGTAGTAGTTTAAAAGTTACAATGACTAGAATTAGTTAAAAAAGGAAAAATCATGGCATTTAATAGCCCATTAAGTTCAACCACTAGTTACGGAGTGGTTAAGGTTGGTAACGGTGTAAACGTAACCAACGGAGTTATTTCTGTAGTAGGAAATGGCGTAGTTAATACAACATTAGTTAACAATGCAGCAAGCCCTTATACACTTGATAGTGCTGCTGTAACTCCCAACTATTACCTTGGTGTAGAAGGTACCGGCGCAGCAATTAGCATATTATTAACAGCGGGTACAGAAGGCCGAGTAGTTGTAATTAAATCAGAAGCAGGACAAACCAGCGATATTACAATTACTCCTAACGGTGCAGAAACTATTGAAAACACAGCTACTTATACAATATTAGCTGCAACAGACGGCGCAGTTACATTAATATTTAGCGGCACAAACTGGAACGCTGTATAATGGAAGAACTACACACAGCCCTTAAAAAGGCTTTTGCAACAACCTATGCGTTTTTAGTAAAAGCAGAAAATTTTCATTGGAATGTAACTGGTGTTAACTTTGTGCAATATCACAAATTGTTTGGTGAAATTTACGACGAAGTTGAAGACGAACTAGACGATTTTGCTGAAACACTACGTGCACAAAGTATTTATGTGCACGCAAGTTTTCAACATTTAAAAGAAATGTCTGCTGTAGAAGATACACTAGAAATTTTACCTGCAAAAGAAATGTTGCGAGTACTTTATATAGATAATGTTAAAGTACATGAAACATTATTAACAGCATATCAGTTAGCTGAAACTTATAGAAAACCAGACTTATGTGCTTTTTTAAGTGAACGTATAGAAGAACACCGTAAACACGGTTGGAAACTTTTTTCAAGCCTGGAACCATAAAAAAGCCCCTATAGATTGCTCTATAGGGGCTTTTTCTTTATGTTGGAGTATCTTCGTTGCTGTCTTCGTCATCAACACTATCTTCATCGTGCATACTATGTAAATTACCAAATACATTTACTAGCATATCGCGATAAGGTTGCTCTACCATATGTAAATCTACTAAATATACATCTAGGTGATCAAGTCGTAATAGCTCTGCATGATACATAAATTGACCAAATGCTTCTAGTTCTTCACTAATATACTCATTTGCATAATTTTCAAGTACTTGAGCTGCTACTATACGTGCCATTTTAGGTACAATACCTTTTTCACTTAGTTTTACTAAGTGTAGTGCTTTACCTTCACGTTCTCGCATAATTTGGTTGCGTTTAGCAGTACTCCAAGAGTATCCGCCGTCTCCGCCCCATAAATCCCAAGCAACACGACCTTTGCTTGGAAAACCTTCCTCACCACTATTAAAACCAGTAGCACGTTTGTCTACTTCGTGACGACTAAAGAATGAAAACATTCGCAGTACAGTTGAAGCTGTTAGTGGATCACGATCTTTTAGTTGATTTGCTCGTGCTAAACCAACTAGTGTCCCGCCTGGTTTACCATCCGCTCGCCATTTAAGTGCACGACGGGCTGCACTTGCCATGCCTGATGTAGGCTTATAAGTTGTTGCCATAATTAGTCTCTATAAGCTAAAATAATCTGTTTACACATTTTAGATCTGACAATATCATCATCCATGAATCTTACGACTTCAATGTCTGGGATACGATCTAGTCTGTGAATTGCATCTGATAGTCCTGAGTCAGGAATATCTGCTTGATCTACGTCGCCACTAATAATCATTTTACAGTTTTTACCAATGCGTGATAGCAGCATTTTCATTTCTTCTTTTGTGGCATTTTGTGCTTCATCTAAGAGAACAATGCAATTGTCAAAAGTTGCACCTCGCATAAAGCCCAGTGGCTTAGGCTCAATCGTTTTTGCTTTTAGTGCGTACTCGTAAAACCCTTTTCCAAGGCTACGAGCAAATACGTTATCAAAAGGTTCTAGATAAGGAGCATACTTCTCCTCTAGTGTACCTGGTAAAAATCCTAGCCCACGTCCTGTTTCTACGTTGGGTCTAGTCAGAATTATTTTCTGAATACGTCTATGAAAGAGTTCTCCCGCAGCATATGTTGCTGCTACATACGTCTTACCTGTTCCAGCACTTCCTACACCAAATACTATTTGATTAGATTGAATTGCTCTTAGGTATTCTGCCTGTATAAAGTTTAGGGGTTTTACGTCTGTAAATCCATACTCTACTGGGTTACGTTCCAATTGAATTACATTGTCGCGTCTTGCTCTTTTACCACTTGCCATAAACTTCCTTGTAAGGTTGATAAAATTGATCTGCCTATTTATATTATAGCAGACCTAGATGTGTCTGTCAAATATAAATTTACTTCTTCTTAGCTTCTTCAACTTTAGTACCTTCAAGTTTTTGGTGCACTTTAATAGTTTTGCACTCTTCTTGAGGTTTGCCTGCTTTGTCTAGTACAGGCTTTCCAGCTTTATCTGTTTTTTCTTTACAGACTTTTTTGGTTTCTGCTGTAGCATGTGCTAAATTGTTCCACGCTGGAAACGCAAAACCTGCAACCATACATACTGCCCAAAATAATTTTTTCATTTCTTTTCCTTAGTTGATGCAAACTTTTCGCTTGCTGTAAATCCTAATCCTGCAATTACAATAAACATCATAGAATCAAATAGTTTTGCGTCTATGGGATAACCAAGTATCATAGCTATAAAAGCACCAGCACATAGTAAAAAAGCTAAAAAAGTAATTACTCGTTTGCTACTAACGGCTGAGTCTTCTGATAACATAATTTTTACGTTATCCATTTAGATTTCCGGATGCGGTGCTTGTTGTGGGGCGGGCTTTCCGTTAATATAAGTAATATTAGTAACAGGAGCTGTTGAAGTTCCATTAAAACCAGCAGTTGTTGAGAATCCTGGTGAAAAGGTAGGCTCAATCTTAACTGGATTAGCTTTGGCATAAGTATTTGAATTTTCTTGCGCTTGCTTAATCATGTCACGTTTCATGTCCATTTCTTCTTTGCTACCGCCTGCTAACATAATTCCTGACAATGTACCTGTTAAGAAGGTAGCAATCGGAATAATCATCTCAAAAAACTTTTGATCGATTGGGCTAATAGCGTTTAGTGGCTGGGTAATAAAAATAATAGAGTACAAAACTACAAACACAATGCCAGTTAGTGTAAGCGCAAGACAAATCCCAATAAAGAATTTTAGGCGCGCCATTAGCTGATCTTCAGTATAGATAATTGTGTTACTTTCCACGGGTAGCTCCTTGTGTTTGCTGAGGTGTGCACGCAGCCACTGGTGCAACTGATTGATTAAATGTTTGAGTTTGTCCATCTTTGGGAGGTCCTAGTCTTGGATCGCGTTGGCCTTTAAAAATATGCTCTGGGCACGTTCGGGTAACATCACAGATAGGTACTTTGCAGTAATCTTTGTCCCAATTTGTGGGATCTTGGCAAGGATATCGAAAACTGTCTTTGCCACAAAAAGCTAGAGCCACGGGTATTGATAGCAAAAGTATTGCCCATTTAAATAGTTTTAAATCGTTGTGCATTTATAGCCCTATTTTTCCTAATAATAAATTAACAATTTTATCTGATAGATCGTCGGGTAGAAACTTAAGAAAACCTAAGAAGTATAGTGCAACGCACCCGTATACAAATATTTTTAAGCACATATCAAAAGTTTTTTGATATTCGTTCATCTGCCACACCTATTGCCTGTTTGACAATACTGCATTAGTTCGTAACCACCAATAAACATTATAAATAAAACAAAAGCAGCTCCACCAAGTATCATAGCCCATTCATTTAATTCTTCTTCTTTTTGCTTACGTGCACGTTCTTGAGCATTAAAAAGTCTTAGATCATTAGCATCATCTGCATCCATCTGTGCTTGACGATCTTTAATCTTCTGCCAAACATCAATTTTGCCTGTTTGCATAAACAACATTTTTAGTTCTTCTTCAAATGCTCTGGCTTGTTCTAGGGCCATTTCAATTTGTAGAGCAGTGCCCATGTTGTTGCCTTTGCCAGACTTCTTTGCTTCCATTAAAGCTTTAGTCGCCGTGCTTTTAGCATCAAACATTTTGCCAATCATGGGTGCTAGTGACCCTAAATCGTTAGCAACTTTCGAAGCTTTTTTGACCATAGAAATGGCCGTTTGTATCCCCGCTAGTGCGGTCATTGGATCTATCATAGTACCCCCTATCGGCGTTTTTTACGCCATTCTAAACAAATTACTTTTCTTGAATACACGTCTCCAGTCCATGCCCACCTAACACATTCATATTCGTCAGGTTTAGCATAACTTAATGTTAATGAAATTAACCAAGCGGCAAGCACCGCTTAGGCTCCTAGTACATGCTTGGCATGTTCATAGTGTTTTTTACGATCTTCTAATCCAATAGTACCGCCATTGATGCGTTTGGTAAGTGTTAAGATATCATCTTTATCCGCCCACTGATTTAAGTTGTTAGTTTCCCAGAACCAGCAAGCTGATTGGGCTGCACCTTCAAAAGTTTCCATATATTGAGAAGCTTCTTCAGGCGATAAGTTTATTGAGGCAGCAAACCAAAAGTAGTTATCTTTGCCAGTTAATTGAATTAATCCGCGACCGCTGTAACGATAGCCATCGCCTGTTTCAGGTCCGCCATTACCCATCCTATTAGCATAGACTAGATTGGCAATTTTTTCTGGCTTGTTTGCATACTGTTGAGCCATCTCGTCTGTGGGAAAATATTTAGGAAAAATCTTCCTAAGTGTAACTGCACGATAATTTAAGTTTTCTTTGATTGCACGAAAACCACCTGACTCATGCGCACATTGCGCTAAAAATGCTGCCATGCGCTGTGGAGTATTAATTTCGTATTCTGGTAGTAGCTGTACTAATGCTTTGTGCCAGTACTCTATGTATGGATTTTTCTCAACAATTTGTTTTAGTTGCTGTAATGTTAATTCCATTATTTAACGCTTTCATAAATGGTTTTTTGTTCACGATACCAGCGCTGCCAAGCTTCTAATTTAACAGCACACATATAGTATTCAGTATAATTAACCGTTACAATTTTTGCAACATCTGACAATTTGGCTTCTTCTTGCAATTTTTGTAAGTTAGGGCATGGCTCTTGCACTAGTGTACCTGGAGCTTGTGGAAACTTTGCAGTAACTGGAACGGTTGTGCAAGCACTTAGTAGTAAAATTATTGATATTAATAAAAACTTCATTTCTTTGGTGCCTCTGCTGCACGATTATGTGTGAGTACAAATTCTTTGGGAATCACACAGTTAGCATCAAACTTAACAACTTCACGGTCTACATACTTGATGATATCTTGACCGCGTTGCTTTATAACTTGAGTTTTAACAACAGTTTTTTCCACAATATCAGTATTGAGATTAGCAGACTTAGCGGCCGCTTCCGCAACTTTAACTTCTAAGTCTTTGACCTTAGCTAACCAAGCGTCATTGTTGCTAATAGCACCTATCATGTAGATGCTAACAGCAACCGCTGCTATGCTTGCTGCTTGAATCAACTGTGCATTGGGTAGTAATTTAATAAACTTAGTAGCTATAAATGCTGCTATGCCTGCAAATAGTGCTAAGTAAAATATCCAGTTTGGTAAAAATTGTAAAATCCACATTATTTAAGCCCTCCGTAATGATACCAGTAATCTACCCATTGCTGCTCATACTTCAGGAAATAATTCTTTATGTATGTAATCGTGGACTTGATCATCGTTAAATCCTAGTGTTTTCAATACTCTGGGAGTATGTGGGTTACATTTTTGTTGCTGACAGTAATAATTTTGTTTTTCTGTAAAATTATTCTGTGTTACCATATCCTCATATTTTAATGCTGGGCGATATTTTGATATGTTATCTAAGTAGTAAATTAACGACTTCTTGGATATTTCTAATATTATACTCATTTCAAAATCAGTATTAATATTTCCAGCAGCAACCATGCGGTTTGAAAATATATTACGTGCCCATTCAGGCAGTTCTCGTGGCTTTGCCCACGAGGTAGGTTCTACAAACTCTTGAAACCATTTGCACATTGGGTGCTCAGGGTCGCCTGTAGGTGAAAAATCTAAAAACGCTCCTGTGATCTTATTTGTTCCTGCTACAATGTCAAAGCCGTAAATTGGGGCTGCATCGTAAACGTGCGGGAATATACACAAGTGCATCATATAAAGTTTTTTGGATTCTGACACGTCAATAACATCTAAGTTACCACGTCGGATCCAAGCACTAGAAAAATTCTTAGTGTACCAACCAGAATCGTATTCTGTTGGCAAAGGAAAAGCTCGTGCTGCAAGAATTGTTTCCAATTCTTGTGCATGAGCTTTTAGTTTACTGAATATTGTACTCATTGGCTAACTCTGTAAATAGTTCAATAGCAAAAGCAAAACATTCGTTGGCTTCTGCAGCCATTGATATATCTAATTTTTCACGAAGTGCGGTAATTAACTCGCTGCGATTTTCAAAATCATACATTGTAGTAGTGCCAGGAACAACACGTTTAATCATCTGACCGCCGTAAAGGTCACCCATATGACGAACATATAAGTGCGCTAGTAATTGACTATCAGTTAAATTTCGTGTGGTTATATATTGAATATATTTTTGGGTACTAGTATACGTTGTTGTTTTGCACTTTGGTAAATTTTCAAAGTCTGCTAATATTTTTTTGTTACGCTCTATTCCAGTCAAGCCACTTAAAAGGCCTCGGCTGTTAGCCACGGCCTCAAGTGTTTGATAAATTGCGTGTTGATTAAACAAAAAGTCAGCATAAATATTTTCAGAAATATTACCGCTTAACAATAGTTTTGTAAAAGATTGTTGTTCAGCTAACACATGGTTTTCATGTGTTAGTGTTTTTAGTGTTGTCATTAGGTTGGTGCTTGTGGTACTACAATTTCTGCAATAGTTGTAGCTGCTGCAAAAGTTTGTGGCATATCACGTAATTGTTGACGATAAGTTGCCCACTCAGCTTTTTTAGCTGCAGTTAGTGGGCTGTCCGCTACCTGAGTCCAATCAGATTCTTGTAATAGATGTGCTCGTAAACTACGAATACCCATATCAAGTTGAGCTTTAGTAATTTCTGGCTCCGCTGGAACAGGAATGTGCTCAATCCAGCCGAGTTCAGTTAAACCAACAGTGTCTGTTAAACCTGTTCTGGCTAAAACTTGACGATAAGGAACTAAGCTTTCTATTACTACGCCATTTACTACATAGTTAAATAATACATTATCCATTACATATCTCCTGTGCCAGTTGACGGAAATTTTCTACCGGTACCCCAAATAATACGAACACAGCCGCGTCCACCAACTTGTATACCGTGACCAAATGCTGAGTTGTCGCCAGGACCGCCACCGCCACCGCCGTAAAGACCGCCAGGTCTTTCGCCAGTACCATAGCTGTACCAAGGATTTTCACCCATTCTGCCGTCTTCACCACCTGATCCGCCTTTGCCGCCGTCATATGATGTACCGGCACCTGAAGCACCTTGACCAAATGGTCCTGTACCACCACCACTAGAATAACCGTGTGTACTAGAATAGTTACCACCACCGCCAGCACCACCGCCACTGCCAGCACTTCCACCAGAGTTACCACCATTGCCAGTATATCCTCCAGCACCTCCACCAGCTTGGCTACTTGCGCCAGAACCACCGTTACCACCGCCATCACCTGTCCAAGTACCGCCACTTTTATTTGGAGAACCACCGCCTCTGACAGTAGCCGTATCAATAAAAAAGCTAGTTCCGCCAGCAGGATCAGTACCGCCTAGGTTACCACCTTTACCTACTTGAACAGTATAAGTTTTGCCCGGCTCAACTGAAATGTTGTTTTTCCAACCTAATCCACCACCACCACCACCTCCGTTACCAGACGAAGTAGCTCCACTGCTAGAAGCTCCGCCACCAATACAAACTACACATACTGAAGTAACGCCAGGCGGGCAAGTCCAAGCATAGGTACCGGCTCCAAAACCATAAAAAGCCTGGCCTACAGGTCCTGAAGGACCGCCTTCGACAGGTGGGGGTACAAAAGTAAGATTACCTTTACCATCAGTTAATAATGCTTGACCAGCAGTACCGTCTCGTAAAGGAAGTGTAAATTCAGCACCTTCTCGTCTTTGTAATTGATCTGTTACAATTTTTGTCATAAATTATCCTAATAAGGTAAAATGAGTGGGATATAAATATCCCACTCTGTTATTAGATAGACAAAACTGGAAAGACAATATCGTTTGGATAGTCTTTTTGTTTTGCGACATTATCTAAGGCTAGTCTATATTCTGAAATAGATTTTTTCTTGTCCTCAGAATAGGTATCCCATAATTCGGGACTAGTAAGTTCTTTTAGTTGTGTTTTAAGTTGATCTAACTTACGTTCTGCTGTTCTAGATAGCTCTATTTTTTCCCACTCTTGGCGAAACTCTTTCAGTTCTTCGTCAGTTAATTCGACTATTTTATCATTAACTAATTTAATTTTACTATGATCTTTAAAACTAGCAGGGATTTCGTAAAATCCCTGCTTGTTTTGATCACTATCATCATCAGGTAAAATATTTTGAACTTGAGTTAGTCTGCCTATTTTATCAAACTTTGCAAACATTATCTATCTCCGTATTGTGTAGCACACTGAGTATAGTATATGTTTGGAGCAACACTGTTAGTAGCATTACCAGTATTACGATTAGTACGCAATGTTTCTAACATACGCAAATCACACATTAAACTACCATCAATAAAGGTATCTAAACCAAAATAGAAGTGCGAGTCTTGGAATCTATAAGTTGTTTCATAGCAATGTGAAGTAGCAAACAATATTAACACTGTAGTGTTTGCAGGCACTGTAATAGAACATGATCCAGCAGCAAAAACAGTATCAGTAGTATAAGTATAAGGTTGACTCCACACACCTCCAACTACAGCACTATAAGCTACTCCGGATGTGGGAGTGTATAATCCAATAGCTGCTCCACCATAGCTACTATAGTCTGAACTATGATAAAAATTAAGAGTTCTAGTGACAGAAGCATTAGTTGTGTTACGAACTGGAAATAATGAAAAAGTAGCACCAGTATAATTATTGGTAGTATTATTATCATTATACTGATTGTGTCTGTGATGACCTAAACGCTTGTTATTAGCGTAGTAAGGTTGACGTAGAATGTCTCCATTGCGGTTATAGACAAACATACGGTCGCTGGTAGCAGTAGGCATACCATCACCCATACACATATTAAAAGCTGCGCCAGTACTATTACCATCACTAACAGTATTACCTACATAACGTGCTGAGTAAATTTGGCCTCCAGGACCATCACTGGTCCAAGAAGGTCCGCTATATGTATTAGCTTGTGCAGTGCTTGATACAATCATACCGATTGTATTGCCTTCTATAGGAATTGGTCGAAAGCTACCGATTGATAAATTACCGCTGGCGTCACTAATTAGTCCGCCTGCGGAGGCTGTTGAAGGTAGTGTGAATGTTGAACCACCTGGTTTTTGAATTTGATCTACTATAAGTTTACCCATTTTAGGCTCCTAAAATTTAAAAGAGATATGTACGAGGAATATCAATGATATTTACAATAGATGTTGAATCTACTGTAACTGTAGCCCAGTCTGGGATACTGTACTGTTGCCTGGTACTAATAAAATTACCAGTTAAAATTGTGTCAACTACGACACTGTTGTTAAGTTTTTGTATAGGTGTGCCACCTGGTACGTCTAATACCGTTAGGATTCCGTCTACCGAATAATTTTGTGTAATTACGCTGTCTGTTGAAATAACGTGTACTTTGTCTGTATCTACTACAGTATTTGTATTTGCAAGTGGTGTAAATATGTTGAATATGTCTGCATCTGCAACTGTTTTTTCTACGTAAGTTCTAACTGCATACTCTGTTGGAACAGCAGTATTTGAGTTACCTGCCATCGTACCGTCGCTACTAAACTCATTAATAGTTTCACCTAGTTGAGCACCAATAGAACCCAATTTCAAACTAGTCAAACCACTCAAGTCAAACGCATTGGCATTAAGCGTAGCGCGTCCAGTTGCTTGGTCAATACGGAAGTATTCACCTACACGGAAGTTACCGTCTTGGTCAGTACTAACATAGAACACACGACCTGGGAATACTTCGTTTGTTTCATTACCTTGAGCACTAGCTTGTAGTGGCTCGTTAGGGTAATTAGTAGTAAGTGTACCACCTGTACCAATAGACAAAAAGTCATGACCAGTTAAACGAATCTGTGAATACTTGCTACGTAATGTAACAGCCGTACCACTAGCACTACCGGAAGGTTTTTCTTGTGCTAAAATTACTGCAACTATAGAACTACTATTTACATAAGTTCCTGCTATACTTTGTATAACATATGAATATGTGTCGCCTGCAATTTGAATACTTTGTCCAGGCTTAGGTGCTGCTGTTAATCCTGTTAACACTAACACAAAACCTTTTTGGTTTTCTAATGCACCCGCACTTACAGTACCTACACCACCATTTTGAAACTCTAGTGTATGGCCTAGTGCAAAAGTACCGCTTGTATTACGTACATACAATTTGTTTGCACTATATTGTATGTTTGTTACTGTACCAGTTGCACCGTTACTAGTAGTAAAAGTATCACCTTCATTAATTGTGCCACCTTGGTAAACAAAGTTTAATTGTTGGCCAACCATAGTTCCAGTTACTGCGGTTTCTGAAGTTCCGAATCCTTGTGCTACTGCACCCCAAGTTCCGTAACTGTTATTACCGTTTAGTGCACGAATAAATCCGCCACCAGTACCAATATATCCAAAGTAACAGTAATAAGTAAAGCAACTTACAATCTCAGACTTACCTTCATCTTTTACCCAATAACCAACACCATTATCAGAAATAATAGTGTAGCCATGGAAGATCATGGTTTTAGCACCAGTAGTATGAACAGTACCATCAATTAAAGCACCAATAGCACCTGAACCGATAAATGAGCACTCTAACACATAGGGTGATTTAGTAGTAATTGGAGATGCTGGATTAAAAGCAACTACCACACCTTTAACTGTAGAGGTTGTAATATCACTAGGAGTTGAGCCAGGTACCCAACCAGTCATACCTTTAAAGGTCATTTTGTTTAATATTGAACCATTGCTCAATCTAAACATTGTTGATTGACTGTTTGGTGTAACACCATCATCACTTAAACCAGTTTTTGCATGAACATTTACTGTACGCTGGTTATCTCCAACAATAGCCACATTTGGTGGAACTGTAATAGGTAACTGCTCGTTATAAGTGCCTGTTTTAACAAAAATTGTAGAACCTTCTTCAGCCCGTTGGCAAGCATATTTAATGGTAGCAAACGGAGTAGCCATATTGCTACCACTAGTTATTTGATCAACACCGTGAGGTGCAACATAATAAACATTTGAAGATTCGGTAGCTCCAAGCCAAGCTGCTGCGTTTCCACTAGCTGCTACGGTTAAACTTCTACCTACTTTATTATCACCTGCATTAAGTGGTGCCGAATTATAATCGTTATTTAAAAGATCATAATATAAAACGTCACCTAAATTAGTACCTGGTATAGTTTGTAATTGACCAGAGTTATTTACAACCGATACGCCTAAAAACTTGTAGTTTTGATAAGGCATTCCGTATGTTTTAATTTCTTCTAGTTCTTTTTTAGCGTATTGAAAAGCTTCGCGTACAGTATTAAATAAATATGCACTAGGAATTTTTATTACTTTGTCGACACTAGATACTGCGGCAAAATAAGTATTTGTAAACTTCCCTGCAGGAATATTATTTAGATCATATCCAGTCCCAACATTAACGTATCCATTATATTGTGGAACAGGTGTAAGTGTTGTAGTTGCCGCAAATCCTGTAGCACCACCAGTATCAGTTGCAATAATATTTGCATAACTATAGTGACGACCACCATTAGTAACTGTAACACCTAAAATACCGCTAGGTGTAGCACTAACTGTAAAAGCTGCTTCTGTACCTGGAGTAGTACTATTTACTGTTACGGTAGCAAAAGTATAATTAGTACCTGCGTTTACTAATGTAATGCTTTCAATTGTATTACCAGCACTACGTGTAAGAGTTGCTGTACCGGCAACACTATACTGATTACCTACAATTGATACCGTAGGAGTAGTAGTATAATTTTTACCGCGATTTGTAACTGTTATAGCTCCAATTGGATAACCACTTAGAATTGGATTAGCTGTAGCACCAGTACCCCCGCCACCAGTAATTGTCATGGTAGCAAAAGTATATCCGTGACCAGGATTAGTAATAACAATGTCTGTTACACCACCCGCAGTAATTTGAGCAATAGCGGTAGCTTCGTGACCGTCACCATTAATAGTTACAGTTGGAATACTTGTATAGCCACTGCCAACAGCAGTAATTGCATAACTTTCAATAACACTTTTACGAGTATGTACAGTTGCTGCTGCACCAGTACCGTCACCAGTAATTGTTACTGTTGCAAAAGTATAGCCGCTACCAGGAGTAACTAAGTTAATATCAGTTATGGCACCAGCAACAATAGTTACTGTTGCTTGAGCACCAGTACCATCACCACCAATTGTAGCTTGAGCAGTAGTATATCCGCTACCTAAACTATCCATGTGTACTGCCGCAATTGGTGTACCTAAATTAAGAGTAACTGCAAGAGTACCGCCTGTACCGCCTCCACCAACTACTGTTGCAGTAGGTGCTGTTGTATAACGCGAGCCTGGGTTTGTGAGTTCAATTGATTGAAGATTTTTACCTGGTGGTACAACAATAGAGGCTGTACCTCCTGTACCATCACCGACTAATGTAACTGTTGAATCATTGGCGTAATTAAATCCGCCATTATTAAGTGCAATAGATTGTAGCGCAGCACCTGCCAAAATGGGGGTTACTGTAGCACCTTGACCATCGCCTTGAACACTTAAACTAGTTGATAGTCCGCTGTATCCACTGCCTTGGCTAGTAACTGTAACACTACTTAAAACACCTAATTTATATGTTAAGGAATTATCATTATTATCAGCAAGTTTCCAATCAGTAGCATCACGTACTAAGAACTTATTAGAAGTCTTTACAGGACTAGTAATAGTTAGATCAGCATCACGTAATTCACCAGCTTTTGTACTTACATAAGTACCAGAACCTACTGTTCCAGAATTAACACCATAACCACTTACTAGCTTAATACCTTCGGCCCGCTTAATATAAACTAAAGAAGCTCCGTCAATGGAAATACCATGACGTTGATCTTCTACAGATATAGCGCGATTATTACGACTAGTTCCACGAACAGCAGCAACTTGTGCTTTATTGCCTAAATCTTCGTCTGTACGTGTTGTGCCATTTGTTAATGAAGCACCGCTAAAGTAAAAATATCTATAACCATCAATACTTGATAGTGTGCTAGTTATTAGCGTTGTTTTTTCGTAACGTACACCACTAATCCAGTATATAAACTTTGTTTGTCCACTTACAGGATAAATAGCAAGAGTTTTAGCTATTGCAGCAGTCTCGTAAGGTGTACCAGTAGCAAACTTTGAATCTTCACGAACAGTAATAGCACCGTTCTTATCGATTGAGTAAACACGAGTACCGTTATCACTAAATTCAATATTTCCGCGAGTATCTGGATGTTGGTTATCAAAACCAGTAGGGTCATCCGTTGTATTTGTAACTGTTGAGCCACTTAAAACATCTAGTACTCCATCAATAACTGCATTGTTATTGATATTGGTTGTACCAGTTGCAGAACCAATCTGAATGTCAGTTGCGGCACCTGCAATGTTAACTGTTGTAGCAGTTGTATTTAGTAAATTGAAAGTTGTTAGGTTAGTGGTAATATCACCACCTTTAACCTGTACATCACCATCAACTACTAAGTTATTTTTAACTGTAGTATTACCAGTTGTGGCACCAATATTAACTGCAGTAGCTGCACCAGCTAAATTAACAGTAGTAACTGTTGTATTTGCTAAATTAAATGTAGTTCCAGAAACGGTTAAATCACCGCCGTCAACGTTAAGGTCGCCATCAACGTCTAAAGTGCCTGAAACACGAGTGTTACCTAGTGTAGAAGTACCGTCAGTTGTAAGGGTTGTGCCGTTTGTAAGATTTAAGCTACCACCATTAATATTAATGGTTGCACCATTTTGAGCAGTATAAGTAGCAGTAACACCACTAGCAACTATTGGTCCAGTAACTGTACCACCACTTGTACGATTTAGAAATAAGTCTGCATAAGCTTTAGTAGCTGCATGTAGTGGATCTGTTGGAGCTGCAAATAAGGTAAGCATACCCAACATTGCATCGCCGTCTTTAGACAAGAAGCCTTCAGCACCAGTAGCAAAACTACTCCAGTCTGTATTTGTTCCACCAGCTGGATTACTTCCACCAAGACTATCTACGTTTGCAATGAATGAACTAGCACCTGCCTTAACAACGTCATCTTTGTAGTACTGTGTAGTACTAGCCCAAGGGCCCATCCAACGAATGCCGCTGTTAAACTTTTGCCATCTATTAGCAGCTAAGTCCGTAGCAAATACTGTGGAAGCGTGTGGAAGAATCGAAATATAAGTATTACCACCGTAGGTAACAACTTCATCTGTTGCGTACTGTGTAGTAGTAGACCAAGGTCCACTAACTTTAAATCCTGCAACAATTTTGTCCCAAGTAGCAGTAACAGTAGGGTTAACGTTTTGGTTATCTGATTTTGCGCGATATAGTGAACCACCATACCCAATAACTTCATTAATTTTATAAGAAGTAGCGCTAGACCAAACACCTTGATAGGAGAATCCTGAACTATATACTTGCCACTTAGTAGCATCAGTAGGTAAGTTCCCCGTTGTTACTTCAAGTGCAATATAAACGTTGCCACCATAGCTAACAATATCGCCCTGAAAATATCCAGTAGCATTAACATAGTTACCTTTGTAACTATTACCTGCTGTTAATAATTCCCAGTTTGCGGCAACTGTTGGTAGCGTGTTAGACTGTGTTAATTTGCTACGATAAATGTTATTGCCATATACAACAATATCGTTTACATAGTATTCAGTTACAGCATTGAAATTACCATTAAATTTAATACCACCTACATAGAGTTCCCAGAAACCAGTGTTACTAGGAGCATTGTTAGTAGTTTCAACTTTAGCACGGTAAATATTAGCACCGTATGCAACCAAGTCATTTGGTTTGTATGCAGTAGCTTCATTGTAAATACCACTAGGGCTAACGCCTTCTACAAATTTATCCCAATAAGTGGTATTTGTAGGTAAGTTATTTGTTCCGTCTTGTTTAGCAACAAAGATAGATCCCCCATACTTAACAACGTCATTCTTTTGATAAGAAGTAGATGCTGAGTAAGTACCTTCATACTGAATACCATCTAAAAATCTAGACCAGTAAGTAGCATTAGGAGGAGTAATATTTACAGAATCTTTAACAGCAACATACACTACGCCACCGTGCGCAACGCCATCGCCAATTTTATAATTACCGCTTGTGCTAAAGACACCAGTAAAGTTAAAACCCTCTACCATCAAAGCCCAGTACGCAGTGTCTGTTGGCAATACGCCAGCTGTTTTTAATGCAAATGTATAAACGTATACATTTCCACCATACTTAACAATATCGTTAGATTCGTAAGTAGTGGCGTTGCTCCACTGTCCAGCAAAGTGGAAGCGTAATTTTCCTAGATCAATTAGTTGACTCATATTATATTAGCCTCATAAGTAAGTGTCCTTTGTTACCCCATTCAAACTGAATAGTATCTTTTGACCAAACCCACTGTTTGTAATCATACTTATCAATCACGCCTTCTTCAGGCATTGAGACTGGAGTGTCCCCGTCTAAAACTTCTACATTCAAATTGCCTGTGTCAGGGTCTAGACGAAACCCGTAGAACACCTTATCGGCTAAATCTGTGCCATCATAAAATCCACCCATTATGAGACTCCTTGTAATATCGAGAAGACTGCATCAATGCTAGAATCTACCTTAGCAGAGATAACTAATTTATCTCCTGTGGCAAGAACTAACTTATTACCTTTTGATAATTCGTACGGATCGCCTGCATCTATTCTTTTGTCTTTGTGGATGTAGGTGTCTTCCGATCCCCTACGAATTTTTAATGTAAAAGGTATAGTAGTACTCTTTAAGTTTGAAATACTACCACCAATTATAATACATTTTTCTGGTGCTGTAAAACTAATTACTTCGGTAGTTCCGACGGCACGTGATATTGCGTTTACAAATACTGTTGCCATATGTTACCCCAATGCAATTGCCATAATAATAGCTTTTTCTGTTGCAATTGACTGAATCAATGCATCACTAGCCCCACCGCCAGAGCCTAAAGCTCCAATGGTTCCGTCCGCCTTTTTATAGTACATAGTGCCGTCGTAGTCGTTTATAGCTACTTCGCCAAACTGTAAATTTTCGGGTAAGGGAATTTTGCCAGGGACTGAGCTTCGTTTAAATTTAATTACTGCGTCTGTCATGCTAGCTCCCTTTTAAAATTAATAGCTTCCGCCATCAACTTGCACAAGTTCTACTAATCCATCAGTAACTGTAAACTGTGTAGTAAGAAACTTAGACAAACCTTTGATTAGTGTAGTAGCTGTTGGAATAACTGTTTGTGAAACTGCGGTTACTAAACCTTTAGCATTTATTGTTAGCGTAGGAACAGTAACGGAATCACCAAAAGTACCAACATTAGTATTAACAGTTGCTAGTGTAAGAGCTGCTGAAACTGCTGCACTTCCATCAACGCTTGTTAATGTAGCTGTTGCATCACCTGTTAAGCTCAAGTCGCGAGCTGTTTTCCATTTGGTAGTTGTTGAAGAATTACCAACTAATTCAGCGTAAACATTTGTTACTGTTAAGTCTTTGTTTAAAACCCAGTGATCATCACCGCTGTTATATAAAATAGTTGCTGGAACTGTAGGTCCCCGAACTGTGATACCACCACCATCTGCCATTGCAGCTGAAGTAGCATCTTTTGCTAATTCAATGTTCTTATCACCAATCGCAACAGTAGTTGAGTTAACTGTAGTAACAGTACCAAGTACTGTTAAGTTACCTGTAATCGAAGCATTACCGTCAATATTAATACTAGTAGCAGTAATATCATTAGAGTATAGTACTCCGTTGACTGTTACATCATTAAACGTAACATTTGAAGTAAGCCCAAGTGCTTGTGGTAAACTAATTGTAACTGTGTTGTCAGTAACAGCAGTTAGAACACCCGTTCCACCAGTAATTGTAAGAGTATCTGTTAATAAGCTAACTGTATCTGTACCACTGTTACCAGCAATTGAAAGATTAGTTGCAACACTTACAGTACCTGCAGCAGTTAATCTGCCTTTTGTATCTACTGTAAAAGTAGGAATATCTGTTGCTGAACCATAACTACCAGCAGTTACTGCAGTATTTGCTAGTGTTAGAGCTGCAGATACATTTGCGGAACCATCAATTGCTGATAGTGTAGCAGTTGCATCGCCTGTTAGTGATAAATTACGAGCATTTAACCATTTGGTAGTAGTATCTGCATTACCAATTAAATCTGCAGTAACGCGACGTGCTGTAAAATCACCGTTTGAATCGCGTTTTACTAATGTACCTATTGTGTTTAGATTGGTAGCTGCATCAACCATGTCGGTATAGCGCTTACCACCAATAATAATGTGATTTACTGCATTTCCTGCAGTTTCAAGTCCTAGACCAATATAAAGTCGGTCACCACCATTTGATCCATTATCGGTTAAGCCAGAGTAGGCTAATTCACCTGCGCCTAGTACCCCAGGATTACCTGACGTTTCACTGCGCTTAATTCTTAAAATAGAAGCCATAGCTTAATCCTTTAAAATTGACCAGCTTCAAAAATTTGCTTGTCTAGCAAATTAGTAGCTTTCCACATATTTGTTGCTGTGTTATAAATTAACACTCCACCGTCTTGTAGTTGACTAAGGTCTACATCTCCTGAAGCTGCTATTGAGTTAACGGCAGGCGGAGGCATCATACCACTAGTAATAATTCTAGCAGGCTTATCGTCTGTGACAACACGATTTACTAGTTGTTCTTGAACTACACTAGTATTGTTACTTTGTGTTACAATTACTTCAGTTGTCATCGTGTAACCTCTTGAACTAAGGTAAGATTTCCATAAATAAACGGAATTACATTGAAACCATTATATAGTTCTAAACTGTAAACTGCTGTTGAAAAAGTAAAAGCTTGTGTTATATTTGCTAATAACGTAATCTGTATTGTTTTGTTTACATTGTCCAAAACAATTTGTAAATTCTGCGTTGTTGCTTCGTGAATAACTGTAGGACTATCTATTGCTTCACGAATTTGCATACGTGCAGCATAACCTGTTAATGGAACTGGTTGATTAAACTCTACTACACCACCGCTTGTATATGCGGTATATGCCAAACTATTTACTTGATTTATTTCTACAGTAGTAGTAGTGGGTGTAAGAGTAGATAAGTAATAGGCATCGTCGCCTACGGAATTAATTTCTTTCATACCTGCCGCACCAACTACACGAAATCTCCAGCCTACTGGCAGATTGTGAGGTGTGGTAGTAGTAACTACGCAAGGGGCTGCTTTTGCAATAGACGAAATTGGTACATAAACTTTTGTTTCTGATTCCCAACGAAATGTCTCTTGAAAAGTGCTGCCTTGATAGATTTTATAGTTAATTTTTGCTGGTTGCATTAGCCCACCTTAACCTTTTTAGCTGCTGCTATAGTAGCCGATATTCGGAACTTATTAACTTCTTCGGTTAGTGCAACAACTTCTGTTTGTAGTTGCTGATTCTCAATGCACAACTGTGCTAGTTGAGTATTAAGTAAAATCATTTCTTGTTGTAAGCGATTTAACTCAGTTGCAAGTAAGCCATTCTGTTGGCTCATACGCTCTAGTTCTGTGTGCATTAAAGTAATCACACTAGTTTCCGCATGGGTACTTTTCCAGTCTTTTAGCAGTTTCTGTATTCCAACTGAGAAAGCAACAACTGCTAACGCAACTAGTGAAACTGTCTGAATGAGGCTGTGGTTATCTATCTCTACCATAATCAGATCTCCTTATTAGCAGTGGTTGTATATTTAATTATAATCCAAACGGCAAGTTTGCCCTTTACATCTAGTTAAAAGCTTGTCAAGAAAAAATATTGAAACGTTCTGACATTTTGGTATATTATACCACAAGGGCGCATAGTTGTCAATGCAAAAAAATACCCTGCCCATATAATGGACAGGGTATTTTGGTTACGACAGTTTAGGCACTATACCTAAATGTAGTATTAATAGCCCCAGAAGGCGTAAGCGGATAAGGCACACTACTAGGAGTAGCTCTTAATGTAATATTTACATAAGGGCCGCTTCCGTTTGTAACTCCAGAAAACGCACTAGGATTACTTGAAGTTGATCCTACTCCAATAGTCGCACTTGGTACTGAGAAAGCTACACCGTTTTCTACAACTACACCAGTAAAGGTATAGGTAGTCGACACAGTTGCGGGTCTATTAAGTGTTACCAGTACAAAGACGCTAATTGGTCCTGCTGCTCCACTGTTACTATATCCAATACTCCATGTAGCTGAAGAAGGTGGAACTGGTGCCACATAACCACAACTTGGACTATTAGAAGTATCTTCATTATAACTACCGCCGCTACCATTAGCTCTTGTAACTCGATAAGTATATGGTGCACTACCATAAGAAACGCAACCTTGGCTTAGAATAGTTCCAGCTGCTGGATAAGCTACATAACCACAACTTGTACTATTATTAGTATCTTCATTATAACTACCACCACTACCATCAGCTCTAGTAACTCGATAAGTATAAGGCGCTGTACCATAAGAAACGCAACCTTGACTTAGGATAGTTCCAGCTGTTGGATACGTAATTCCTTGAGTTGCACCTCTAAAAGTACTTAAACTAATTGCTCCAGAAGCAGCAATTGTACCATTAGGCATAGTAGTATTAGTTTTAACATAAGTACCGCCTCGGTAATATTCACTGAGATTGATGGGATTACTCCCACCAAACTCTGTTTGAATAGCCGAGAAAGAAAGGTTAGTTGTTGGTAGAGTCATACTTATCCTCTAAGGTTTTAAGTCGTGTATTTAGCTCACGATTCTGTTCCCATAGTATAGCAATAATATTTAAGTATTTTAATGATAATATGCCAGTATCACCTTCACTAACAATATCTGGATAATGTTTTTGGAACTCTTGAGCAATAAAGCCCATTCCCTTATCGCCAGTATCTGTACGAGTATAAGTTACACCATATATATCTTCCGAACCTTTAAAAGCACTGCTAATTGGTTTAATATTAGTTTTTAGCTTTTTATCAGAATATGCTGTAATCTCTCCACTTGCAGTAATTGAACCAGTAACAGTAAGTGATCCTGTTGACATAGCGGAACTTGTTGAAGCACCTCTACTTGTTACAGTTGCTAAAGTATCTGCTTCTGTAAATGTTGGAGTAGCCCATTGCCCGTCTCCACGTAAGAAAGTTGTACTATTAGCAGTTCCACCAACATCCCCTAATCCAGCTCTAGTCTCGGCCATAGTAGCCCAAGTTCTAGCACCATTAAACGTAGCTAAAATTCTACTTCCTGTTGCTCCTACATTACTTGCTAAAGCTGTATTATTGAGTTCTGAGAATGTAGTTAAACTACTTACATAAGCTAAAGCACCTAAGCCTAAAGTACTTTGTAGGGCTGCAGCTGTTGGTGCAGCTAAGGTTAAGTTTCCTGTTGTTGTAACACTGCCACTTAAACTAAATCCTAATCCGCTCCCTGTACCGCCGACACTAGTTACTGCAGTAGTAATGTAACCTGCTCCATTTGTTAACTGATTATTGTTGGTTACATTAGTTGCCCCCGCAGCAATACCGTCTAGCTTAGTAGCATAAGTACCAGTCATGTAGCCATTTACACCTGAACTAGCAGCTGCCATACTAATAACACCGCTAACATAACTTAATGGTGCAGTTGCGCTAATACTACCTAAAGTAATAAAGCTTGCTCCATTTGTTAACTGATTAGTGTTAGTTACGTTAGTTGCACCAGCAGCAATGCCGTCTAGCTTAGTAGCATAAGTACCAGTCATGTAACCGTTTACGCCAGAACTAGCAGCTGCCATACTAATTGTTACAGCTCCTGTTGAAGCTGAAGCGCTAATAGGTGCAGTACCTGCTATTGAAGTAACTACTAATCCTACTGGTGAGGCCCAAGTACCATCATTACGTAAAAAGGTAGCTGTTGAACCTGCTGGAGCATCAATACCTGCAGTACCCCAATAAAACTTACCCCAGCTAGCTAAGCTAGTTCCTAGGTTCATTTTAGTACCGCTAGTAGCATTACCACTAAAGCTAGGCGCTGAATCAAAATTAGTAGTAACTAATACTCCGGCAGTATACGCACCTGTACTGTTATTAAAACCACTGGCAATACCTACGGCACTACCTTTACTAGTCATACCAGGAGCAGTTATTCCTGGAAGATTATAGCTTAAACGTAAATCAGTTGCACCACTTTGATTAAGATATAAACCGTTGTCGCTATAAGTTAAGTAAGTAGTACCGCTAACAGTGCTGCCTGTAGCAGAGTAATAAGTTAATTCGTTAGTATTACCAGCATTTACATTACCAGTGTTAACAGTAGCACCAGCAGCAATACCGTTTAATTTACTAACATAAGTACTGGTCATGTAACCATCTACACTAGATGTGGCGGCTGCCATGCTAATTGTTACTGCTCCAGATGTAGTAGATGCACTAACTGGAGCTGTTCCTGTAACAGAAACTAAGCCTCCTGCTGGAGCTATCCAAGTACCATCGTTTCTTAAGAATTTAGTAGTATCTCCACTAGGGGCAGCGATACCTGTAGTAACCGTACCCCAATAGAATTTGTCCCAAGTAGCAATACTAGTACCTAAATTCATTTTAGTACCGCCAGTAGCGTTACCACTAAAGCTAGGTGCTGAATCATAGCTATTGGTAACTAATACTCCGGCAGTATACGCACCTGTACTGTTATTAAAACCACTAGCAATACCTACAGCACTACCTTTACTAGTCATACCAGGAGCAGTTATTCCTGGAAGATTATAGCTTAAACGTAAATCAGTTACGCCACTTTGATTAAGATATAAACCGTTGTCGCTATAAGTTAAATACTCAGCACCGCTTAAATTAGCTTTAGTTCCTGCAATAGAGTAAAAGGGTATCTTGTACTGTGCAGCAGCTTCAATATACTTGTTACCAGTAAGATCTTTAAGGTCTGGAACACGTAAAGCAGTTTCAAACTGATTTTCATCTCCAGTAACATAAGCGTCTACAACACTATCGAAACTACAGCCTAATAATTGTACTTTAGTGTTATAGTTTGAAATAGTCATACGACTAGAGCTAGGACTATATCCACCTAAACCTTTGAATCCGCAGCCACTGATAACATTGTTGTAACTATCTGCAGGAGTTGAAGCGTAAAGTAAAACACTGTATGTTGGGTAAGCACTACCTACTCGTACAAAACTGCAACCATTAATATTATTTGTTACACCTGGCTTTGCAGAATTACTCTCAATCCACAAGTCAGCAATTCCCGAATTAACTTCAAAATAAACGCCATCAAGTGAAATACCAACAGCACTTTCTATTGCAGTAGATCCACTTGGTTCGCTTATCTTTAAACCCCAGTTTGAAGTACTACCTGGTGTAGTACCATTGCCTTCAATAGCCCCGCCCTGCATAGTAAATACACCCGGGCCAAGTACCCATCCACCAAATAAGGAATTAGCCCCTATTTCACAATTTAACATTGTAATAGCGTTTGGACTACTTGCGTAACTTCCACCAGTTATGCGTTCAATTAAAAAGCCGCGCTGATTAAAGCGAAAAGCACAAGCACTAAACGTAGAACTTAAAAAGTTAGCTCCATAAAACCCGTAAGCCCAGCCTGTAAAGTGACATGCCTCTACATATACATAAGCCCCATTAGTTATACTTAAACCTTGTCCTGACTGCGAGCCTACAAATTGAAGGTCAGAAATATGTGAGTACAAATTAGGATTTATAGGACTGCCTGTATATCCTGTAATAGTTAAACCATTACCTGTACCCGTTTGACGAATTAAACTTGCGCCAATGCCGTCTCCAGCAAAATGAACCCTATAAATTGGATCATTTCCTGCAATAGCAGTATACGTTAAACTAGATGTAATAACATATACTCCGCGAGGAAAGTAAACTGTTCCACCAGTAGTTCTTGCCATGTTAATAGTAGCTTGAATTGCTGCAGTGTCGTCAGTGCTATTGTCGCCTTTAGCACCATAATCACGAACACTGTAGCGAAGATCTACATAACCACCAGAACCTGCAACAGTTCCCCACGATCCATCTCCGCGTAGTACTTTTGTAATCTCGTTTGGAAAAGGTGTAAGACGTACTTTGGTATTACTAGTAGTATAAGTAGGTGCAGTACCGTTTACAAAGCTACCAGTAAATGTGCCAATAGAACCTGAATTAGTTCCAGAAATTACTCCTACTGTTGGCTTTGTAAGAATAAAGCTACCAGAAGCAAACGTTCCAGTACTTGAAACTTGCCACGTGTTATTTATTCCAGCAGCAATAGCACTAACAAATAACGGTAATTCATTGAAAGTTTCAAAATCATACTCTAGTTGAAAACTATACGAAACACCTTCTAATGTAAATGAATATAAAAGAGGTCCAACAACAGTATTTAAATTCGTAAAGTTAACTGTAATCTTTGCCTGTGTACCGCTTCCGGTAAGTATAGCTTGAGTTGTTGGAAAGTCTATTCCACGAAAATAAGCAATACCAGATTTACTACCTGCAGCTCCGCTAGTGTTTGTAACTGCATCAATTGCATAACCATCACCAGTACCACCTACAGAAATAGCAGAGCCTGTGCTAGTGCCTGTATTTACTGCAATAATATTTCCAGTATGGTTTGGAGTATTTACATCTATTTGAAATGCATTATCTGGATTACTAGTACCTGTTAAGTAACCATAAAATAATCGTCCACCACCATTAGATACTGAAGATAATGCATTGGCTTTACCTAAAGTATTGCTTAAGATGTTAGAACCAACGTTAGCGCTGCTTTCGATCCAAACAGGATTTATAACGTTTGAATTAGAACTAATGCCAATAACGGCGGTATCTTGTGTAGTTCCGCCTGAGCCACCTAGTGTTAGAAACCTAATGTTATTGCTAGAAAAAGCTTCTAATCTATTAGTACCTATAGGAGGCGTACTTACTGTTCCAGGTGTAACAACCTTATTGATCTCAATGCGTTGAGCAGCAATATCGCCAGTAATAAGACTACCGCGTGCTGTAACATTGTTAAAGAAAGCATTACCAGTATTACGCTGAATTTGCCAACCCAAGGTGTTAGCGTTGTAGTTATCACTTTGAATAGTAGTAGGAAAGCCTTGTGTTAAGTAAGGCGTACCCCATGTTGTCTTATCTGAAGGAGTATTAAAAATACCATCTACTGCCCAAAGACTTTCGCCTGCAGCAGGCGTAGTAATAGTTCCCGACCAACCAGATGGGTAACTAGTACTTCCTGTAGTTTGACTATTTAGTTCGCTAATTGTTGGTGCAGCTAGCTGTTGACTCTGAGTTTTATAAACGATACGAGCACTGTCCCCGCGAACTCCGCCTTCACCTTCAATACGAATAGGTATTTGCCAAGTAAATAAGGTTGCAGTACTAGCTTTTGAACCAACGCTAGCCCAAATAGCATCTGTGCCAACAGGCACAGATTCTACATCAGGATACCAACCACCAGGCGTACTAGCACTAGGGTCAGGAGTAGCAGGCTGAACAGCCCCTCGCTTAAATACTATTGAAACACTACTGCCTGCGGCTCCTGTTACAGGAGATGCAAAGGCAGGTGTTGGTGATAGAATACTATATTGAGATTCTTCAATAGCACTGATAAAAGCATACTTTACATAGTATGTTGTACCTGCTACCAACGGAGTTGGTGTAGGAGTGCCATTGGGTATAGACGATATAATAATAGACAGACCACTAGCATCAAATACTAGGTTACTATCTGATGGTGTAAAGCCTGATGTAGTAGAACACCATACTTTTACTTTGACTAAGTCATCCCTAATATCATAGGTTCTTAGACTATCATAAGGAGTATCTAATTTTAATATTAGAGAATTTACACCTGCGGATAAGCTTGCTGCCATATTTATCCCTTAAACAATTGTTTTAATTTTTATGTAATTATAAGTAATGCCGCCTGCTACAGTTGTACCGTAGCTACTTGTATCACTATAATTACCGAGTTTATCTACAACTCTGCAAGCTACTCGATAAGTTACTCCAGTATCTGATATTCGATGTTCAGTCAAAGTCACAGGTACGTCAAGTAAATTTAATCTGCCTTGCCCATTATTTATTACTTCTGGAATAATAGGTGTAGTGTCCCATAAATCCGTAGTGCCACTATCTTTATATAATCTGTATGCATATCCGGCAATTTCTGCAGAAGTAGCAACTATTGTAGGATCTGCCACAATATATGTATTTTCTAAATCTAATGCAATTGCTGGCGGAGTTTGGAAGTTTCTGTTCTTGCCATCGTTATTGAAAGCAAAATCTTGTGACCAAGGGCCACAAATTGTACGATCAGCATTTGTATATCTGGCTCGTACTTTATAGTTTTTATCAGAAATTAAATTAACAAATTCAAAAGTGCTGTTATTTTTATCAATCTCATATAACGTACCAGGATTAGTATCCCAAGCAGACACATCACCATCAACTATATCAAACTGTACTTTAGAGGCAACAGCTGGTAAATCTTGCGGATTTGTAAATGCTACAATAGCTTTATTTTGATAGTTTCCGTTAGCAAGTTGATTACTTTGAGCACTTGTACTATTAATACTGGTAATAATAGGTGATTTTGTAATTGTAGTTTTAACAATAGCAATATTACTAAGTGACATTTTTGGATTAAATGTCAACAAGTCTGTTAAGTCTGCTGTATATATTTCTGGAGAGTAGTCTACTAGCGTTAATCTTGCACTATACTCATTGCTAGGCTCAATGGCAGTAACAATACATTCTTGCGTACTAACATTTGCTAAACCTATCATAAATAAGTTATCGGTTTTTACTCCATCAGCACTGAATATTTCAGGTACTGTAATTGTAGAAGTATATCCAGTAGTTCCGGTATATAAAAAGTTTCTAGTAATACTACCAGTGCCCGAAGTACTAGTTATATTATTTGTACGAATAAGAATACTATAGTTAGTGTTGTTAATTAAACCTACTGGTTCTGTCAATGTTAAAGTAGTACCTGTTACTACATCACCAACTCCAGGACCTAATCTTCCACTACCAATACCCCACTGAGGCACGCTGTGGCTGATCTTTACCTTATCTCCACGAGTACATACTAAATGTTCAAAATCTACATTAATTGTGTAAACTTCTGGTCGTAATTTTAACTGAGCAAAATGCCATCTTGCTAAACGCGTAGCTTGATCTGCGTTTGTAACTCCAGGTAAGTTTAGTTGTTCAAACAATGTAGCACCTATTTTACCGCCTTCTGTTGCTGGCCCATATCCATAGTTATGCACAATAATTTCATTAGTTTGATAAGCTAAATCTTCGTCACTAATGGTAATACGAAAAGCGTGTGGTAATACTGGTAAAATTTTAGTAGCTTCAAAGCCCCAGCTATTGTGTTCAGTAAAATGCTGAACTGTATGTGTACGTTCTGCATCGATTACAACACCCCATTTACCATCAATGTAAGTAGGACTAGCTTTACCTGCTGCACAAATATCTCGTAGCGTATCCATAACACTTTGTGTACTACTTAAAACACTGTTATAAGTAAATTTAGGTGCATAAGTTACTGTTCCAGTACCTGGTTGGCCTCCAGTAACTTTTACTTCAAATGAATTACCTACATTATAAATAGCTCCTGTAGTTCCGGCTAAAATGTTCCAGGATGCTTGTGTAGTTGTACCTAGACTTTTAATAGTATAATACCGGCCTTTTTGCATACTGGGTGTAGCTACAGTTTGTGCTACAGGATTGCAGAAGTTATGCCAAGCAGTTAAACTAGGAATATCTAATTCTGAAGGAGTAACTCTGAAAGCATTTGCAGGATGCATTAACACATAAGCAAATAAACTAGCAGGATTATTAGTTTCGCGCAAATTTTCCCAACTACCAGCGGTTCTATCATAGTCCCAAGTAATTGTTTGTACTAGTGCATTTATACCATCAATCTGTCCGTTTACTTTATTACTGCTTTGGACTCGTATTCCTGTTTTTGCCAAATAAGTACCAGGAGGATTTACCATAGGCAGTTTTTGGCTATCGTATGCTGTAACGTTTGATAATATAGCTTTATGGAATTTCTTTTGATCAACTTCATCTTCGGTTTCGTCTGAATTTGTACGACGAACACGTACTTGATACCTACCTCTTGGTAAATTTTCTACAGAGTGTACCCAGTTAAATGCGTCTTTGCGTCTTTCAAACCACGCACCAGTACCAAAAGTAAGAATAGTGTTTTGACTAGGCTGTATGTTAACGCCATTATTAGCTGTATAGGTAATCAGAGCACCAATACCCTTATCGTTGGCTTGATTGTTAACACCGCTTAAAGTAATGCTATGAAAACCTGCTGTTAGTTTGATTAAGCCTTGTATTGCGGCAATTGTATTCTTTTCTCCAGATTTAGGAATCTGTACCGCACGTATACCATCAATTAAAATTTCGCCTTGATCATCACATGCAGCAGTTACTTCGTAATAGCCTGTGTATGGAAAGTAAAATGATGGTACAGTATATAACCAACTACCTCCATAGGCAGTAGGATTTTCAGCAGTTGCAGCAGGAGTTGTATCTGTAGTACCCCAGATACCGTGGTCAATTAAAAATGGACTCCACTTTCCGCCACTGCTTTTTCTATCTATTCCTGCTATTCCAAATAAAGTTTTAGTGCTCCACACTTCTACAGTAGTAGCTGTTAAATCAACACCGCTAGCATCAGCATAAACTCTGCCAGATGTTATTTTTACAGTTTTGATTGCAGACGTATCCCATTGAATATCCATTCCACTACCAGTAGATTCTAGTGTTTCAATTACTGAATACTGTAAGCCTGTTTTCCCGCTATAAGCGTCTACGGGTTGTGTTGTACCCACTGATGTAATAGTTCCATTTGTTGTTTGGTATACTTCGTATAGTGGTAGGTATCCAGGAGCTATCTGTGGTCTGTACGTTTTTGTACCGGATGTGCCTACAAGCGAAGCATAGCTGGTTTTAGCATATTCTGCTTGTATTTCTAGGTTAGCATCTTGTCCTAGAGTTTCGGTAGCTGCTCCATCAAATCTGGCTATGCCACCGCTAGGCGATAAACAAAAGGTAGTATATCTATATAAGCCAATCTCCATACCACCAGGAGGCACCATTGTAAATAATTGAAATGCCTGGGTATCGTCAGCCTTAAAACTATAAACATTTACTGACGAGCTGGTATCTTCCTCAGCCCACTCAGTTGCTTGATACTGTCGCATTTGAATTTCTATACCGCAGGTGGTAACACCAATGTTACCATTTTTAGTATTGATCTTACGCATACCTTCTGGAAAAGATAATACAATATCAATAGCGTCTGCGCTTTGAGTTAAATTAACTTGCTGCCATTTTCTTGTGCCTGGATGAGTAGCAGTTACATTGGTAGCGTTATTTGTTAGTTCTAAATTTAGGGGTCGTTGTTCAACGTCACGACCATATTGATTGTTAAAAGTTCCACTTATGCCGCCTGTTGCACCAAGCACATAGTCACGGGCAAAACCTTCTATTGTAATAGGTCTTGGTACAGATACTGGCTCTCCATAGTAAAAGTCCTCTATGGGCTTTGAACCAATATTAACGTCTTTGATTGCAAGCGGGCCAAATCCCCATACTACAACACTGTTTAAAATGTTTGTTTCTGTTAGTGATTCTATGTAAGGAGTAGCACCTAACATTCCTGAAAAGCGTACTTTTCCTAGTACTACGGGTATAGCATTAAACTGACTAGCTTGATTAGCTTGTCCGTTAAGTAAATTCATGGCATTTGCACTGCCAGGATCATTTGTTCTGGGTGGGCGAATAGGCGCAATAACGTTTTGTAAAACCATGCTTCCTACTTGAATAGCTATGGTTCCTGCTACAACTGCGGCATTGCCTGCTAATGCTCCACCACTAATAAAACTACCAACATCTGCGGGTACACCAGTAGTAGCAGTAATTGCAATTGCTGCAAGTGTTATTAGTAGTCGTTTGGTTGACGTACCTTCGGCCACACTTTTATAGGCTATTTCTTGGCCAGCTTGTACCACAGTAGTCGACCAGTTAGCTTTAGGTACAATTACCCCATCTAACATAATTACTATTTTACTAACTATTTCACCGCTTACTGTATACTTGGATTTTACAAAATCAACAAAGTCCTGGACAGTAGTACCAGCTACAGTCCAGTCGCGATATACACTAAGCCTTAGTGGGTGTGGAATTCCTACTGCTTGTACTTGTGCTTGTGGAGCATGCTTATAAAAAGCAACAAAACGGTTTTTCCACTTTAAGTTATTTAGTGATTCAATTACTGAATCACTGCCACTACGACAGTGTAAAAAGTTATTGTTGCCTACAAACACACCCACGTGCATAGGCTCACCAAGCATATTGAAAAGACACAAGTCTCCAATATCTGGCGTACTATTCTCTTCCCAGTTATCTTTGTATAACTCTACTACTTGTAAAATACGTGCGTCAGTTCCGCCTGAGTATTCTTCACTGTAGCTAGGTAAATCTATGTTGTATTCTTGCTTGTAGAATAAGCGAGCTAATCCCCAGCAGTCAACTCCAGATTCAGTTCTGCCATTGTCTAAATATCGTAATCCAATATATTTATCATAATTCATTAAAATAGTCCTGGAAAATAGTTAGGTGTAAAACTAAAACTAGGGAATGGCTCAGTATTATAATTAACCATACTTAAGTTTAAGGTAACGCTTTCAGCATTATAGCTTGCTGTTGTAATATAAAAGTTCTGTAGTGTTGCCTCTACATAATCTAAATTACTAGAAACTACTAGTTCTATTAAAACTTTTGTTCGTGACATTAAGTGACTACGAATAACAGTAATTGTTTCTGGTGTAACAAAGTTTAGTGAAATTGAGCAATCACCCATACCGCTGTCATTTTCATTAGGCAAGTTTAGAGTCATCGGCAAAAACACATATTCATTAGATCGGCTTACTACTCCGTAAACTACTTCGTCATCTGTTGTAGAAGATAGTCTTTGAGTATAGTTATCACTTAGTCTAATAGGAGTTGTTGGGGCCGTAGGGCTAGTATTACCGTTTGGATCATAAATTGTCAGCAACATTATAAGCTGTTCATCTGTTTCAGACGAAAACATAGCTTTAATTGCTTGTGGTGATAGTCTACTTAGTCTACTCATTATGGTAATATTTCAAACTTTAGGGAGGTATTCCAGTAACCTGGTGCTAGGTATTGTAATTTAAAAAACTCACCGTCACTACCAGGAACTATACGTACTTCTACATTTGTAGAGGTACGTGGATGTGGAAAAGTAAATCGCTTAACACCTAGCAAAGTGTCTTCTATAAAAGTTTCTAATGTTGCGCACTGTGCAGTTGTCATAATAAAGGATAAATCCATTGTATTAACGCGAGTACCTTTACGACGCATTTTTGCAGGACCAGAGTCCGGGTTTGAACGTATAATGTTCAAACCCAAAGACTCTGAGAATCCTTTTTGTGGTACTTGTGGTAGTGCTTGTGCAGACCATGCTGGAATAGGCATACTTATCTCCTTGCTAATGCAGGTCTGCTATTAAAACTACCTGCTAGTGATTGTTGAACTGAGCTTCCTGGTCGGGCTACTTCACTTGCAACCATATCACCAATAATAACTTCAATCTTACGATTTCCACGTGAGTCAGTAGTTTCCTTAGTAGTAGCTTGCTGATTACCATAGTTGTTAACAACTACATCAACACTACCACCTCCACCGCCTGCACGAACTCCAAGGTTGCCGTTGCTATCACGCTTTAGGGGCATAATAGCTTCAGGACCTGCTTCACCCATTAAGCCTGCACCTTGTGCAAATTTAAATAGAGTTGGAGAATTTACTACGGAATTAGTAAACATTCCACCCTTGGCAAAAGTTTTTAATCCTATATCAAACGCACCACCTTTGGCAAAACTAGGCCCTGTAGTAGTTACAGAACCTCCAGCTAAGTCCTGGGCTCTAAATCCATTGGCAGTAATTGGGCCAACGCCAAATCCAAACACACTTCCGATTAAATTCATTAACGCTGGTCTAGCTGCTGCATATAATGCTACTGACTGTTGCTGTAACTCATAACGAATTAAACCTTCAATCATGCCATCAATTAAACTTTTAAAATTTAACTTTCCAGTCTTTGTAAATTCAATTAGTGCATTACCCATTTCATCAAAACTATTTTTAAATACTTCTCCGTAAGCTAGTTGACGATCTGTTAGAGATTGTGTTAACTCAAGAGCTCTTTTACGGCCATCATTAGTTATTGCTAAAGCGGATCTTTGTGACTCAAAATTAGATAGTGCTGCTGCTTTTTCTTTTTCTATTTCTGAAGTATCTTTACCTGCTGCGGCTAATTTTAATATTCTATTTTCAATTTCTGCTAAAACAGTTGATTTTTCTTTTTGCAAAGCTATTTCTGATTGAAGTATAGTATTATTTAAAGTAGAATACTCAAGAGTCTTTCTTTGAGTTTCTGCTTGTTCACCGTAAATCATGCCTAGTGAAGACCTAGCATTAAATAACTCTTGTTCTGCACCAAGTTGAGCAGCAGTCATTTTTAAAGCGTTTTCTTGTGCTTGAGAGTCAATATCTCTACCAAGCTTTTCTTTTGCAAAGCGTAAATCAATTATTTTGAATTGATCCTGTAGCCCTTTATTGTCTTTTTCTTTTTCTTGGCGCTGTTCAACGAAATTTAATAACTTTCGTTGTTTGTCAAATTCTATAAAATTTTGGTCAGCTGCTGCATCTGCAAGAGCAGTTTTTCCTGCAGCTATTTCAAGTAAATACTTACTTTCTGCGCTTAAATTTTCTAATCTTTGAACATCTTTTAAACCTTGCTCTGTAAGAGAGTTGGTAATGCCGCCAAGAATATTTAAACGAGCTAATTCTTGTTGTCTAATGGAATCTTGGGCCCCTTCCATCTTTTGTAAGTCAGACAATTGCCCTGCTCGTTTTGCGCGATCAGTTTCTATCCTACCACCAGCCATTTCGCCTTGGACGCCAGTAGCAGCAGCTTGTTGAGTAGCTATTTGCCTGTTAACTGTACCCATTTTTAGCTTTAAAGTTGATTCTTTTAAGCTACCATCATTTTGAAGAGGTATATTTACAAAACCACGGCCCTTGCTTTCTTCTAAAGCTTTCTTGAAAATTACTGCTGCTCCATACAATTCAGCTGCTTGTTGCTCTTCGCCAGGCTTAGCGGTATTAAAGGCAGTTAGCGCAGTAGATTCATCAATAGATGCTCGTAACAATTCTTGACTCTTAATTAAATCAATATTTGTATTAATTGCATTTAATTGAATTTGCAATTCTCGTTGCTTTAGTCTACCTTGTTCAATTGCTGCTTGTTCACCAGTTAAACTACCGGCTCGTGCTTTATCAATCGTTAATGCGGCTTTTGCTGCTGCTTGTCCTAGTGCTACGTTGATAAGTTCTTTACTTTTCTCAAAAGCTTTGTCAGCCCCTCTGCTAAACAAGTCTGCAGCCTGCGTAAATACACTAGTTGACAGTCCTGTTTGTTGACGGCTTGCCATGCCACGAGATTCTCTATTTACGTCTAAGCTAGCTTGTAGAGCCTTAATTTTATTTGCAACCTCAGGATTTGTAAGACGATCGGGAGCGTTATTATAAAACTCTAGTTGCTTTTTTAGCTTTAGATCTTCGCGATCTAATTGATTAATAGAGTTTTTATATGTGTTATATGCTTCGAAAGTCAGTTTAAACTGATCTCGCATACCTACAAATTCATTTACAAAGTCTTGTCCAAATAAGCGAAATTTTTCAGGATTTTTAGTTAAGTCATCAAATGCAGCATTAATTTCATTTATGCCTCCGCTTGTAACTTTTAACATTGCACTACTTACGTCATTAAGTGATTCACCTAATTTAAATAAAGGATTATTGTTTGCAGTAGACTGAATAAATTCCTGATATGCTTTATTGCTAATTTCTGTACTAGATTTAAAATTTTGTAAATTAGAGCTACTGTTTCCAATTATAGAACTTAATTTTTTCTGGGCATCGCTATACTTCTTAATAACTGGGTCGCCTTTTTCAAATGCTTTTGTTACACTTGTAATATCAAGGCTTTCTACACCTAAGGCTTGTTTGAGAATAGCTTCGGCTTCGTCTTTTTTGCCCATTTCGGCAAATACTTGTAAAGAGTCCTGTACTGTAGTATTTAAGCTTTTTGCTAAATTTTTACTTAAGCCGCCGCCAAAAAATGTGGCTATATTGTCTTTTACTTTGTCATAAGGACTAGTCTGCATTGCTCTGTCAAGCTTTTTAGCAGCGTCAATAGCAGTCTCTACAGAATTTGAAACTTCTAACTGAGCATTTGATAAAGCTAAGATGCCTTGTATAGTACCTGAGGCAAATGGAGTTTTATTTAATACATCAAAAGTTCTAACAAGATTTTTACTAGCATCAGTTACCCCATCAATTGATTTTGAAAATGCTTCAGCTTGGTCTCCTGTATTTGACAAAGCTGAATCAAGTAAACTAATAGCCTGAACTACAACACCTGCTACGATTCCGTAAATGCCAAAAGCATTTATTAAAGAACCTAACTTTTGGCCGACAATACCAATTACACCTGCAACACGAGTATACCCCGCTTGAAGTCTATTCATTTTACCTGTCGTCTCTATTACTGCCTTACCTTCTTCATCATAACGAGTAATTACTTTTAACTTTCCTTCGCGGGCAAGAGCAATTTGTTCATTTAATTTAGCGTATGCAGCTCTAGAGCCGTATATGGCTTGAGTTTCTGCAGCTGTAGACCTAATACTTTCGCCAGCTAATTTATTTAGTGTGCGTCTATTTATAATGTCATTAGAACCTGGTGTAGTAAATCCTGGTTCTGTGCCACTAATAACATTTTGAGAAGTTGTTTCAAATGCTGTTGCGGCTCCTGCACGTATTGCTTTTAGCTTTCCAAGGTGTAACGTAAGCGCTTGTGCTTCGGCGTCGTTTCTGCCTTTTAAATATCGTGCACGATTTTCTAAAGATTTAATTTCTTCGGGCGTAATAGCAAACGGATCTTTACCTGCTAATGCTGCAAAATCTTTTCGACCTTTGGAAAAACCTTTAGCAGACTTTTCTAATTCAGCAATTTTATCTAATGTAGGTTTTTGTCTTTTATATGCCTCGGCAGCAGCTGCACCTGCGCTATCGGCTAGTGCACCTAATTTTTCTTGTTGGTCACTATATATTTGGGTAAAAACCATTCGGCTATCATTTGCCGCATTTTTTAAATTCTGACGATACTGACCTAATGCAGGTATAGCGCTTTTAAGTATTGACGCCCCAATTGCTGCAATAACTGCTAACAAGGCGGTAGGATTTTGTGTTAGTACATTAACTAACGGACTTAATACCTTGTTTACTATTTCTAAAGCACCTTGACCTAAGTTTTGTAGACTGGCTAACAACCTATCATAAGGATTTGCACTTACATCAATAGCACTAAACTTATCTAAGCCTTCTTTTAATACTGCTGTAGCAAAAGCCTGACGTCTTTCAAAATCACTTAAACTACCTGCTGTTTTTCCTATGCTTCGTGCATAGTCTTGTGTAGCTTTTTCAATTTTTGTAAATAAGCCCAGTTCGTCTAACAGTTCAGGCTCTAACTTACTAATACCACGTGTTAAACGGCTAATAGCGTCTGGCATAGCAACACCTAATGCTTTGGAAGCTTTATTTGCTACTTGGCCTAGTTGTTCCATTTGCTTTGACGACAGTCCAGCAGCAGTACCTTTAGTAGTAGCTTCAATAGATTCACGCATACTAATAGCGCCATCAGTGACTTCTACTAGTCTTTTAGCAATTGTACCAAGAGATTGTCCAGTAACGGCACCTAACTGATCCATACCTTTGATCATGTTAGTAGTATCTGCTGCGTTACTTAATGCGCGAAATGCGGCACCAGCCGCAAATACATTAGCTGCATAAGTAGCATATAAGCGTACTAATCCATCAAGCCCTCGAGCTTGATTTGCAAAATCTCGGCCAGATGCACCCGTTGCCCCGGCACTACCCCTGGCAACATCATATTCGTTGCCACCCATCATGGCGTTTTTCCAACCGCCTTTACCTTTACCAGCAGGTCTATTCATATCCTTTTGAAGTGAATCAAAAGTTCCTTTGAACGCCTTTAAATCCTTATGACTGGCATTAATAGTGCCAAGGTCGGATAGTTTAATATATAATACAGCGGTATCATTATTAGCCATGCATACTCCTATTCGTATATTATCAAAATTTTTTGATAATTTAACTAGAGACCATTATAACATGTGAGCACTCTTTTGTCAAACCAAAAAATTTTTAACGCAAAAAAGCCCGCTAATTTTTAGCTAGCGGGCTCTTGCATCTTTTTCTTATTATTGATTTCTTCTGATCTTACATTGTCAATTATGCGTATAAGCATAATTACAAGTTTATGTTCAGAAACATCAATCTCTGTTGCTTCTAAAATGTCTTTAACACCTATTAAGGATTTACCTAAGTAACTGCCACTCATGGTATCCCATTCGTCACGGAGCATTTTATAGGCGTTAAACGCCTGTTGTACTTCTAGCGGAAAGTCTTCGAAATCAACTGGAATCTCGGACTCTAGTGGTTCGTTACCTAACTCTTCACACATTTCAAAATATGCGTCTTTGGTCATGCCAACACTCATATTTTGGAAATAATTGACCAACTGCCCGTTTACTTGCTGGAGTTGGTCGTCGAAAAGTTTCCCAAGTCTGACACCTGTTCACTAATAAATGCGTCAAAGTTACTTGAGTTTTTCATTAAGTAAAGCGCATTTTCAGCTGTGTATCCTAGTTCTGATTCAAGGTCTTTGCCAGTTAAATCTACTGGAGCTAGTTGCTCAAGATAAGATAACTTAAATCCTGACCAGCCTTTTACAGCTGCTTCAACATAAAGTTGTAAAAATAAGTCTTCATTGAATTCTTCTGAGGCTTGGCGATTTTTAAAACTAGTTTTGGTAGACTTCTTACGAATCGACAAAAGCGTTTCGCGAGATAAAAATGCCAAATCAACTAGAAAACCAGGCATTCCAGGGTATTCAACCTGAACTGATTTAGAAGGAACTAACAGTGTTTTTAAAGAGAGAGTAGTCATTTTATAATAATGTTTTTGAAAAAGAGAGACTGGAGATCAACCCAGTCTCTGTGAAAATGCAGCTATTAATTAAACGGCTGCGTAATACTTAAGTGTAACTTCGTTCTTAGCTTCAAGATCGTATGCACCACCAGCAACACCGCTTGTAGAACCTTGAGCGGTCATAGTAATTGAAGTAGCAATAATCTGTTCAGAAGTAATTGCAGGAATAGTCAACTGAGTAGTTGGCATAGCAATTTCAAAACGTGTATCGTTGTTACCGCCTACTTTGATTATAGCTTCAAACTTATTGGCTGTACTGCTTGAGCTAGCTGCTAACATATCTTTTAGCAATTCTGCACTAGTACCAGAGCCTGTTTTCAAGTATGCTGTAACGTTAGCAGTAACAGAACGAGTACCTGTAAAATAAGTAATTGGAGTATTAACAACACCTAAGTTTGCAGGTGTTAAATATGTTAAGTTATTACTAATTGTAATATTACCGCCAGTAATAGCAACATTTCCGTAACTTGTAGCAGTCAATCCGCCAAAAGTAGAAGAAGCCAATGTCATTGTAGACAACTTGTTAGCAATGTAACGTGCAGATGTATCTTTTAACTTGAAATCATTAGGAGCAGTAAAACCACCGCCTGTAACAGAACCTGCGCCTGAGATTGTTATAGTTGTTGCAAGCTGACGCATTACAGTGCCTTTTCCAGCCCATGCAATAGCAGCAATAGCATCTAAACCAAAATCAATAGTTGCTGAATCAATAGCGCAGTTGTCGATTACATAAGTAACGTCTTCAAACTGAATAATCAAACCAAAAGCTTGTAATTGGTGTGCATTTGAGTTTGCAAAACTAACTGTTGAAAAAGGAATTGTTGAAGGTGCAACACCTGCAGTTTGTGTCCAACCATTACCAGTAACACTAGACATAGAGTTCCACATTACATATTCTTCAGCATCGATTACATCGTCTGCATCAGGACCTGTTGTAATAGTAGCACCTTCGGTGTACTTGGGGCGAATATAGGTAGAAAAACTCCAATCTACTGGCTCTAACGAAGTATTAAAACTACGCTGACCACGAGTAGGTGCAGCACCTGCTTCGTTAACAGTAACTGTTTCTTGACCTGTGTTTTGTGAAAAAGAGAAACCGTCCAAAACTTGGAGTTCTCGTGTTGTTGCGATAGTGTGACCACTTGTGTCCACCTGTCCTGAACTATTCAATTTAGTCGTGTAAAAAACTCGACTATTACGTAGTAAATTTAATGCCATACTCTTTCCTTTGTGATTTTTGGAAGTATTTAAGCACCTTAACTAGATATTTATCTGTTGCTATGCTTGCGTAAGTCCGAGAGTTATACCAATGCGTAGCGCACTTGTACGTTGATTTCACCGACACCATAAGGAGCTAGTAGCCCTTCATCGGTAGTTATTGACTGAATTAAAATTTCAGTTGTTGATAAATTATTAGTAGTATCGTATACTAATACACGGTTATCATGAATTACTTTTTCTAGGTCGTCAAGTAAATCTTCTAACTGTTGTTGCGCTTCGCTTTCACTGCGAACATATACCTTGATGCTTACATTTAAAAATCCCCATGTAAAATCAGCAGGCATATATTCTCTGATCTCTGTGCCTGCGGTAAGATACACGCAAGGGAAATCTTGTACTTCGTCCCAAAATTTAAGTTTGGGATAGCTATTATCAAATAAATTAGTTTTGAAACTACCAGTACCATCAATTATTTTAAACTTTTCAGCTAAGGCTTTTACAACGCTTATTCTTCTTGTCATAATGCTACCGCCCTTAATTTATTACTTACTACTTGTTCTGCAATCTGTCTAATTGATTTAGAGATTAGTAATTTAGGGTCTCTGCTACTAGGTGCTGATTGACGACCTCCGGCACTAAATGTTGCATACGGATTTTTCATATAAGAATAAAAGGCACTAATCATTCCTTCTCTGCTGGTACTTAAATACTCTACATTGACAGTACTAGCAAATCTACCTGTACGGTAATTTAAAACATTACGGCTTGAGCCATCTCCCATATTTGCACTAATTACATCTTGAAGTTGTGTATTTATTAACGCTAATAGATTAGGTACAGTTTCTGTTATTTGTGGCATTTCTCTGATTTTATTAAAATCAGATTTTGTGGCTTGTACTTTACTCTTTAATTTTTTAAGAGTCTGTATTTTAGTCTTATTACTTTTTGGTTTATTTATCTGAGTAGTTTTTTTACCAATAAGTTTTGGAGATTGTTTGTACTGTTTAGTATCTAGTTTACTACCAGTAAGAATATTTAACATATCTTTTACAACTAGATCTTTAAAACTAGACGAGCCTTTAGTATTTATTAGTGCCTTGCCTAGTGTTGGTGATTTAGTTAAAATATCTGTTATATCTTTAGTGTTAACTGCAAATAATTTTCTTAACTCATCTAGTATGGGGGACGTTTGATCACGACCAGACCCTTGATTTTTAACAGCACATTGTATTTCTACAAGATACTTACTGCTAGACTTTATATATCCTGCATAAAATTCTTGATTAACAGCGTTAGGTAAATTAGCAGTATTTAAATCATCTGCTTCCAACTTAGCAATATATTGATCTAATACGTTAACTAAAGCAGTACGTTCTTTTTTAGATAAAGAATCTGCTTTATCTAAGTTATTTCTAAATTCTTTAGTTAGATTAGTGGCGATGCCTATGACATGGCCTTTATTAAAATAGTACCCAAAAGAAGCTCTACGTTTACCTTCTGCTTCAATCTTATCTATTTCAATTTGTTTGGCCTTCCCTTTTAAATCAGAGCGCTTATTGAGTTCTGCTATTTCACCAGTAATATATTTTTCTTCGGCTTTACGATAGGCTTCTTGTACTAGGTAGTCATGTTCAAAAACATCTACTAATCTGGAGCTAATAGTATCGAAACCTATTGATTTAAATACTACAGCCTTACTATTATTAATAGTAGTAAAAGTTCCTTCTAGTTTACTTGCACCACCGCTACCGCCTTGTGCTATAGTATATAATAGAACGTCTGCTTCATGCCCATCCATTTGCTTACCAGTAATGGTTTTGTACATATTCATTACAGTATCTTTTGTAAGATAAAAGTCAGTTTTTCCAGAAACCTGCTGGGTTGCACGCAAACTTTTTGCTGAGTTAGTAATAATATTTTTATCTAGCTTTTCCAACCAGCTTTTATAAATTTGACTTTGTATAGTTTTACTAAAGTCTGCTATACTCATGTAAAATCCGCCATATATTGATCTAACACACGTTTGATCGCTGCGGGGAAGTTACTGGAAGCAACATAATTAATCTGTGTAGTATTTGGATTTAAGTCACGAGTACTGTGTACAGCACCGTTATTTCGTGAGTAGTATTCTACTAAATCTAATACTGCTAATTTTAAGTCTGAAGGAATTACTTCATAGCCTGCAAAATAAACTACTTTGTATCCGTTAATTTGTTCTGGAAAGCCGGTTGGACTTAAACTAAGTACATAATCATCACGTGCTACGTAGTCCGTAAACTTTACTAAATTAGTGTATGTCTTACCGTAGTCAGCACTATAAGCAACTGAGTTAACTGTAACTACTGGAGTTTCTTTTAAAATAATCTGTTTGAAGCCACCATCAAACACTTCTGTTTTGGCCTCGTCGTAAAAATCAATGAAAGTACGACGGCAATATGTTTTTACTAAATCGCTAACTTTGGGTATTAAGAAATCAATTTCTATATCAGAGTTTGTACTGTTAATTCCCATGTAAGCTTTGTATTCTGCTTTTGTTACTAAATTTGTTGCCATAAATACCTCGCTTGTTTTATAAAGGCACATAATACCTTTATAAAACAAGACCCCGAAGGGTCTTGTTAACAATTACACTAGCAGATCAGGTTGCTGTGTACTTGTGTGCTGTAACAGCGTTACCTAAGTTAGTGGTAACACGTGTCATACCGGTACGGAGGCTAGCCACCATAACGCGACGCTGTGTTTCAACTAATTCTTGGGTATCAATGCGGAGACCGCGCTGGTTACCAACGATAAAGTTGCCTGGGTTAACAGCAATAGCTCCTGCAACACCAGTACCTGGGGAAGCGAACTCTGCAGAAACCAACACGGGGCTTCCACCGATTTGACCGATTTGACCGGTTAACAGTGTAGCTTGTGAGCCAACTTGATTCATTGTTTGGAAGGTTGTGTCTTCCAGCAATTGGTAATATGTATCAGTATTAATGATATAAATTACTTCAGCTGGGTCGAGACCCCAAGCACCCAAACCTTGACGCAATGTGCGCAATTTAGCAACGTTCATACCAGCAACAACAGTGTTACCAGTGGCAGTTGTGTTAGAAGCCCAGATTGACAATCCTTTAACAGGATCAGAACCGGAACCAGCACCTAACAAGAAAGCCTTGTCAACGGCGCGAGCAACACGACGAACCATACCATCACGGATGATTGGCATCAAAGCCAACAAAGAATCTTCTTCTTCTTCGTATGCTGTATACTCGTTTGTGGCAAGTTTATAAGCATTCAAAGTGATTTCTTTGAGAGCGTGAGTAGCAGTTGCACCAGCGGAACCACCAGCTGCACCAAGGGTAGCAGGAACGGCGCCAAACTCAGCGTTAGTAACCCAAGTAGCAGTACCTGCTTCTGGATTCACTGGGATTGTCATCACGTTGGTTTGCATAGCGATGTTGCGGAAAATAGGAGCAACAACTAAGCGACGACGAACTTCAGACTCAAGGTTCAAAGAAACTTCTTGTTCCCATGTAGCTGAAGGCACGTGAGCACCGTATTTTTGCACTAAATCGCGGCCAAGACGTGTACCGTCGATTGACTTGCCAGCCATTTTAGCTAAGAAAACTGCCTTTTCTTTGTCACCATAAGACATACCGTCTTTGGCTTCTTGGAAAGACATTTTTGATTTTGTGATTGCTTCGATTTCTGAAGCTTTTTCTTTCAAAGAAGCCTCTAAACCAGCGATAACTGATTTGCTTGACTCTTCAGCAGTAGCTAAACGCTTCTCAACTTCGGCCATCAAGCGCTCAGCACCTGTGTCACCAGTAGAGATAGAAGCAACAGCGGCTTTAACGCGTGCATCTAATTCGGCTTCTGATTTGTCAGCAGCGGCTTTTTCGGCCAATGCTTTTGCCTGTGTATCGGCGATGGCTTTAGCAGTGAGCTCAGCCGCTTTGTTAGCTGCATCAGCCAACATTTGTTCTAATTGTTTAGGATCCATTTCCCATTCCTTTTTAATTTCGCCGATTGCTTCCGTTGAGGATTCTAGCCCTTTAGCTGAATCGCTGTCGGGTGCAAACTGCATTTTGAAAGATTTAAATTCTTCGGCTGTATCAAACGCCTTAGAAAGACTAAATAGTGTATTTTGATTAGCTGGTACTGACACTACTGAAATTTCGTGCAGTTCTAGCTCTTTTACCACAAACAACTCTTTGGCTGCATCATATTCCGCATCTACGATTCGGAAGCCGATACTAAATGCCGTTAAGATGCCATCTTTTACAAGATT